CGATCTCATTTGACTATGACGCTTCAGACGCTAATTACTCAGATGGAGATATGAAAGTATTAATCATTCAAGATCCTTCTGGAACTCCTGTTACAATCAGACCTAATGGTGAAGATTTACTTGGTGGAAAAGGAACTCATTATGCTCAATTTCAAACTGATTCTACAGAAACAGAGTATAGATTAGTAATTGAACAAGATTCAACTCAAGCTTTAGCTGTTAATATTGTTTTAGATAATGTTTCAGTTGGACCTCAAGTTATTAGTCACGGAACTATTGTTACGGATTGGGAAGAGTATACTCCGATAATGACCGGAGGCGGAAGCGCAGTAATGTCTGCAATAGAAGGACGCTATAGAAGAGTAGGCGATAGTGTTGAGATAGGTATTAGAGCCGTAGGAGGAGTGGCAGGTTCAGGAGGATCTGTTTTAAAATTTTCAATACCAACAGGGTTAATGAATGATGCAAGTAAAGTTAAAGGAAAAGTAGGTGTCGGCGAAGAATATAATCTAGGAACAGCATCTAATACTTGGGCAGCTTTCGCAGTAACCTCAGATAATGGAAACGCAGTTCAAATGAATAATGTAGGAACTGGAGGAGCATATGTAGGTTCTCATATCTTAACAACAACACAGATTTATTTAAGAGCGACAATACCTATCCAAGGTTGGTCATCAAACGCAAAGATGAGCGAAGACTTTAGTGGTAGAGATATAGCACTACAAGCATCTGGAAACGACGGAGAAACAGTAACATCATCTGAAGATATACCTTTCAAGACGATAGCATATGACACAACAGCATCATGGTCAAATGCAGGAAACACTGGAAATAATACTAATGATGCCTTTACTGTACCAGAATCAGGATACTATGATATAGATTTATGCGTAAGAGTTACAGCCTCATCATCTTTTCAGGTAAATCTTTATGTAGATGGTACTCAGAGAGAAAGACATACTAAAGCTGCTGCATCAATTGTTACTAATGCATTTTTTACAGGATATTACCTAAACAAAGGGGAAGTAGTAACCTTTAGAACTGACCAAACATTAACACTAACAAATGATGGAGATTTACATAGGTTAAGAATAACTAAACGCTCATCAGCTCAAACAATTTTAGAAAACGAAACAGTAGCAGCTATTTATAGAACAGATAACAGTACTTCTCAGACTATCAACACTTCTTCTTCAGTGTTAATATATGAAGATATAGATCACGATACACATAATGCTTACGACACATCAACAGGTGTGTACACAGTACCTGCTTCTGGTATATATAGTATGAACGGGTCTTTTTTAACTGGGTCAGTAGCATTCACTGCAGGTGGAGGCGTTCAATTAGAAATAAGAGTAAACGGAGTAAATAAAAAGAGAGCGTTTAATAGAGCATGGGCTAATGGATCATACTCACATTATGTAGAAGGGAATGTTATACTTAAGTTAGAAAAGGGAGATGAGGTTGAAATTTTTGCATACTCATCAACAACGACAGGACCATCAACTTCGCCAGATTATAACGTATTTTCAATAGCAAGAATTAAATAATTATAAAAAACCAATAGGAGAATAACATGAGTTTCAGCTCAGGAAAAAATTTACAAAACAATGTTAATACTACTGAAGCACAAACACTCAGTAATAAAACAATGGATTCTACTACAGTAATTGAATCAGGAGCTACAATAACAACTCCTGCAATTATTGATCCAAGTAGATCAGACGTAAAGAAAGATACTTTATCTAACTTACAGACATACGCAAGTACTGCTTCTAACGGTCAGCTATGTTACGCCACAGATACTAAGAAGATGTTCCAAGTTTTAGACGGAGCATTAGCAGAAGTTGGTGGTGGAGCAGGTGGTATCAATTATATCACTAACCCAGATGCAGAAGTAAATGCCGATGGTTTTAGTAACTATGCAAATACAACTCCGGGTGAATTACCAGATGATTTTGGTGGAACAGTAAACGGTGGTTGGTCAGGAATTGCTTCAACAACTTCTAATCCTTTAAGAGGATCTAGATCATTCACTTTTGGTGGAATTGAAATATCAGCAGGTGATTTACAAGGTCACGGTGTCTATTCAAGCTTCGTAGTTGATTCTGCAGATAAAGCTAAGAAATTAACAATATCATTCGACTATCTAATTGATGATAGTTCAATAACAACTCCAGTTGATGGACAATTAAGAGTATATATTTACGATGAAACTAACTCACAATTAATCAGAGTTAATGGTGAAGATTTACAACTTAATGCAAATTCTGGAACTCATTATGCTCAATTTCAAACAGCTAGTGATTCAGTTAACTATAGATTAGTAATTCATAATGCTTTAGGTATGCAAAGTGGAGATTCATTTGATGTTAAAATGGATAATGTTCAAGTTGGACCTACTGCAATTGCTCATGGAACTATTGTTACAGATAGTATAAATTTAACTGCATCGGACGTAACACCTTTAATTAACCTAACGGGATGGGGAGGAGCGCAACTACAATATAGAAGAGTAGGAGATTACTTAGAAGGTAGTTTTTATTTAAGAAAAGATGGAGTGGCAGGTTCAGGATCTACCGAATTAAGATTCACATTACCTGATGGATTAGAAGGAGAGCTTAATACTGAAGACGGTTTTACAAAAGTAGGTAACGGAGATTATTATAACGATAGTAATGGTGGATTCGCTGTAAACTTAGCATCTACTACGGAGATGTCATTATGGAAACCATCGGCAATAGCAAGTTATAAATATTCAGATGTAATTCAAACTCAATATATTTCTTTCAACTTTAAGGTTAAAATAAAAGGATGGTCATCTAACGCTAAAATGTCAGAAGACTTAGGTGGAAGAGATGTTGTTGTTGAAGCATCTGGGAATGCAGGAACTGTTATAAGCGCATCTAACACCGATATAGATTTTACTGAATATGTTGATACGACTGGATCTTTTAACGGAACTCAATTTACTGCTCCAGAAACTGGAACATATCTATTTACAGGTAGTGTAAGAGCTACTGCGTCCACTGTCACCGACTTGAGACTATACGTAGACTCTGTTTATCAGAACTTTATAGCATACGAAGGAATTGCCTCTGACATGGTACAGTTTACTGAAATAGTTAAACTCAATAAAGGTCAATCGGCAAGTATACGTTCTGGTGCTAATATAACCCTGTCTAATAATACACAAGCTCACAGACTAAGAATTATAAAACTAGCATCACCACAAACGATTCTAGAAACTGAAACAGTAGCTGCTAGGTATACTAGTAATAGTGGTCAAAGTATTAGTAACAATGTTGAACAGGTAGTTATCTATGAAGACATTGATCACGATACTCATAACGCATATAACATTTCAACTGGAATATACACAATACCCGTTTCTGGTCTTTATTGGATAAAAGGTATAGCCACTTACTCTGGACTTAATTCAGACGCTTCTGAGGTAGTTGTAGGAGCTATTTGGATCAACGGTTCCGAGGAAACTGGGGAGATTTTTGAATTCTCTGCAACAAACGGAGTTAATGCTCACTCAGCTAAAGTAAGCGATACTATATTGCTAACTAAAGGGGATGAAGTAGCTATAAGGACATATCAAAACACAGGAACTTCTGAAGCATTAACGACAAGCGCATCAAGAAACGTATTTTCAATAGCAAGAATAAAATAACAATGATAAAAGTTATCATAACTAAATTAAACGGAGGTAGTTTCTCAAACATACTACCTTCACAAAAAGAAGCAGAAGAGTGGGTAAAAAACCATAAAGCTAAAGGTAAAGACGCAACAATAATTACATCTCCAAATAGAATAGACGGAGCTAAATTATTAGAAGAAGTTACTGGACCAATGGGAGTTAAACTTTTAAAACAAGAACTCCCTGCTGAATACACAGTTGAATATATTGAAGAACATTTATATGATCGTGAAAATAAAATGACACAAATGATCAAGAAACGTGATTCGATATTATGCGCTACAGATTGGCTATTTATCGCAGATGTTATTGTAGATCAGAAACATAGAAAAATGTATATGACGTACAGACAATATCTAAGAGATTTACCGAAGAAAATCGGAAGTTCAGACGCTATAGAAATTGAAGCATTTGAACACTGGTTAAGAAGAAAACACCCTTCAGAATTTATGGATGGTGGACAAAGTGAAAAGATTATTAAAAAATTTACATATTACTTGGAGGATTAAATGGATCAAATACAGTTTTTATTAGAAACATACCCGATGTTACAACACGTTATTGCTATCATGGTTATTTGTAGAGTGGTATTTAAGCCTATCTTCGCTATCCTTGGTAGATATGTTGAGCTTACAGTTGAGCAAGAAGATGATAAAAAACTCCATAAGTTTATGGGAACTAAGACATATAAAATGATTGTATTTATCGTTGATATGTTAGCAAGTGTTAAACTTCCAGCAGTTAAGAAAAAGGATAAGTAATGGGTAATAAACTAGATACTATATTAATTGCAGAACTAGTTTCAACAGCTACTACTGTAAACTCTGAGTTTGTAACTCCATCTATAGACATATCGAATAGAGAGAATGAATTCTCAATCCAAACTGTTTATGACAATGGTGTTAATGTTGATATGAAGATAATGCTTGAAGTTAGTAATGACGATGTTAACTTCTCACCAATAACAGATTCTGAACAAGTTATTACTAGTGCTACAGGGTCGGACATTATGGATATTGGTGGAACAGGTGTTAACTATATCAGAATTAAGATAGAAGTTACAACTGGAAGCATAGATGTACAAAGTATAGTTTATAAAGCAAAACGAAGACACTAAGAGGAGATAACCTTGGCAAATACATATAGATCATTTAACATAGGCGGGTCTGGAGGCTCTGATGACCGTAGAGTAAAAGTATCTATAGACGATACCTCAGCGGCATTCTTAGAAGAGAAAGTACTAGCAGAGTCATCAAAAGTACTGGTCACAACTGAAAATCCGGGAGCTAATGAGCTTATAAAGATTGACGTTGATGAGACTCAAATTGACCATAATAACTTATTAAACTACGACATTGACGAGCATAGAGCTTTAGATGACGCAACAACGACAACAACTTCTCTTTGGTCTTCAGATAAGATTCAAAGTGAATTAGATACTAAGATTAATGCTGCAACTCCAATGACTGACAATAAGCTTGTTAAGTCTATCGGAACTTCTGGCGTTGATGTAGAAGCTACTGGAATTGACGTAGATGATAGTAATAATGTTACAGGAGTAAATGACCTAACAATTGACGGTGACTTAACTGTAAATGGTACTACAACTTCTGTTAACTCTGACACATTAGACGTTACAGACGCTAATATTACTGTAAATAACGGTGGAACTCAGGCTAGTGCTGATGCTGGTAATGCTGGACTAACAATTGAAATGTCTGACGCTACTGACGTTGAACTAGGATACGACAGTACTACAGCCTCTAAAATGGCTCTAGGAGAGGTCGGATCTCAGTCCGAGATAATCACTGCAAACCATACACAAACGGTCATAAACAAGACTATAGACGTTGATAACAACACTGTATCTAACATTGAAACAGACAACCTAAAAGCTGGCGTATTAATCACTGATTTAGACCTAGCAGTATCAAATACAAACATAGCTGGTGCTCAAGCAGTAAAAGATTATGTTGTTGCTAGAGTGGCTGAAAAAGACGATGCAAGTGAAATTACATATACACCATCTACATTAGCAGATTGGGATACTGGAGTAGATCCGGGAAATGTTGACGGTGGATTAGATCAATTAGCTGAAAGAACTACAGATACTGAATCTGCGGTAGCTGCACATCTAGACGCTAACCCAAGTAAACATAATGCTGATCAAATTAACGTAACTCCAGCAGGTAATATAGCTGCTACAGAAGTACAAGCTGCTTTAGAAGAATTAGATACTGAGAAGTATGTAGCCGCTGACTTTGACGGAGATTTCGACACAAGATTAGCAACAAAAGATACAGATGATTTAACTGAAAGTGCTACTAATAAATACGCAAGCCCAGCTCAGTTAACTAAAATAGATTATATAACTGTTACACAAGCTGTTGATTTAGATGATGTAGAATCTAAAGCATTATCTGCTACTCAGCCAAGTGATAACATTTCAACACTTACTAACGACTCTGCATTTGTTGATGCTGCTGGAGCTAGAACTGCTGCTGTAGTAAACTCAACTGCCGGAAGTGAAACAGACCAAGCACCATCAGTAGCTGCAATGAAATCATATGTAGGATTTAGTGATGGAGATTTAACTGAAGGAAGTCAAGCAATTGCTGAATCTGCGGCTGGAGCAAGTGTTGTTGGACTAGCATTCGCTAACGCAACAGTAAGATCATTTGTAGCTCAAGTATCAGTTGAAATAGATGCTGCTGCAGATTTATTTGAAGAATATGAATTACACGGAATACAAAAAGGAGCAAGTTGGGAGTTATCAGAAACATCTTTAGGAGATGATTCAGACGTAAACTTCGACATAGATGCTTCTGGACAAGTAACATATAGCTCAAGTACATACGGAACATTCAATTCCGGTACTATTAAATATAGAGCTAAAGTAACTACCAAATAAGGAAGTTAAATGAGTTTTAACAAGAAAGACAATAAATTGGACTTTAAAAACGTCAAGAATACTCAGTTTGATCCCGGTCAGACACAGAAAATGGCGTTCTCTGAGCTTCAATCAGCGTTTAGACATTACGAGACTAATGCTATACTAAAAGACGCTTATACGCATTTTATACAAGAACTAGATGGTAGTGATAGACCTACCAAAGTAACATACTATCAAGCTAGTGCGCCAGCTTCTGATAGGATCAATGTACGAGCAGACTCAGGAGGAGATCTAGCTGGAACTTACTTCACTTTACAAGAGTTCATTACTAAAAAGACTCATGTATTTTGGTTTCAAGTTTCAGGGTCAGGAAGTGCTCCGGGAATTGGTGATGTTGAGCATCAAATTGACCTAACTACAAATGATCCTGCATCAGTCGTGGCGTTCGCTGTTAAAAGTGCAATAGAAAGTACAGATGAGTTTTATGTACTAGATAGTAACTTATTATCTTCTTATGTGGATATACAGTACTACCAATTTGGAGATACTCAAGCTATAGATCTTGGTACTTCTGGATTCTTAGCTAATAGACTAGTGCAAGGCGATAGTTTTGAAGTTGGTGAAATGTGTTTAGAATATGACACTGCTGGTAATCCTATCTATAACGGAAATACTTTAAAGGGACTAAGATACAATTCATATACTGCAAGTTTTGAAGTTACTCCTACTGGTGTAACAATAGCTGATAGTGATGGGCATGAGTTAAATATAAACCCAGACGGAAGTATTAACACTGTTCCTACAAAAGAATACGATAGCTTTGAAGTAACGGCTAGAGATACTATGGGAAATATAACTCAAGTTGAATATAAGTTACTTGCTGTATTAATTAAAACAGTAGATATAACATACGACACTGACGGTTGTATATTAACATACACGGAGACTCCAGCATAATGAGTGCTAAAGTTAAATACGTTATTAACCCATTTACAGGTCAATTTGATTCAGTTCAAGTTAAAGATAATATTAGCGCACAATCTGTAGTAGTCAGTAGAGAGTGTTTAGTATCATTAGCGGTTGGCGACTTAGTTATGGAAAGCTTAACGATAGTTAACGGAGTAGATAAAACAATAGATAATACAGACACTAGACCTACTATGGGAATAGTTCTTGAGAAACCTACAACTACTACTTGTAAAGTTTTATTAGTAGGAACTGTTCAAGGATTCTCAGGACTAACTAAGGCTTCTAGAGTGTTCTTAAATACTGATGGGACTATAACTGATGTAGCTGTTGGAACTGGATATTTACAGTGTTTAGGAACAGTAAGAGACGTAGATACAGTGGACTTTAATCCACAACTAATAAGAGTTAAAAGGACTTAAAAATGAGCAAAGTTAAAAAGCTAACTAAAGCAGAACATTTAGAAATGGAACTTAATTCTGAACAATTAAGGAGTCTTAAATTAGAACAAGACATTATGATTGAAAAGAAACAAGTAAGATTATTAAAAGCTAAGATTGCAGAGCTTGAGAATCAAAGAGTACTACAAGCAATGAATAATAACTTAGAAGGTATGAAGACTAGGCTCCAAAAAGCTGAAGATGAAATATCTAAACATACACAAAAGATTAAAGACAAATATAAAATTAAACATAGCTTTGGTATCAATCCTGATACCGGAGAAATCTTGGAGGATTAAATATGGCAATTAGAAAAGCAATTTTCGTAGACGCAAGCGGTGATTATGAAGAATCAACTGGTATGTACGAAACTGGTGACTTTATCAACAACTCTACCGGAGTAGCTGATGCAGGTAAACCAATCGTACTAGACTCAGAAGGTAAAATCGACCCATCTATGATTAGCTTTAACTCTTTAAGCTATAAAGTACCAGCAAGAGTAGCAACGACTGCAGCTATCGATTTAGCTTCAGCTCCGGCAGCTATCGATGGTGTTACTTTAGCAAGCGGTGACAGAGTTTTAGTTAAAGACGGTTCAACTGTAAATGGTGGAACAAGTTCAATCGACAACGGTATCTACATCTTTAATGGTACTGGTTCAGCAATGACTAGATCACTAGACTTTGATGAAGATGAAGAAGTTGTTGCTGGTTCAGTAGTTCCTATTGAAGAAGGTACAGCTAACGCTGACAGAGTTTACTTAATGATTAGTGACAATCCACTAGTTGTAGGTACAGACCCTCTTGAATTTGGAATCTTACCATTTAACACGTTTTCTGGTGGAGACGGGATCGACATCGATGGTTCTAACGTAATTTCTGTAGACATTTTAGATTCAGGTTCTGGTTTACATTTCGCAGGAACTGGTACAGATGAATTAGCAATTGAGTTTGCTTCTGACTTTACAATTGATGCTGCTGATGACTTAGCTGTTAAAGCAAGCGATTTAGCTTCTACAACTTTAGGTGAAGGTGCTGCAAGAGTTGGTATTAACGACGCTTCTGCATACTACACAGGTACAAGTGTTGAAGTTGCATTAGACGAATTAGAAGCTCAATTAGGTGGAGATACTTCTTCAACTATAGCTTTTACTGAGCAAAATGTTGTAGCTGACAACGATGCAGTTTACGCAGCTATTGACAAGCTAGACCTTAAATGGGGAGACTTAGCTTCTACTGCTAACGGTGAAGGTGCTTCACTTGTTGGACTTGAAGATGCTGGTGCTAACTATGACGCTACAAATGTTGAAGATGCTTTAGCTGAAATCGCAACTAAGTTAATCGATAGAGACTGTGCTACTACTGGTGCTGCAGTTACTGTTGGTGATTTACTATACTTTACTGCTGATGACACTGTATCTCCAATGGGTATAGCTACTTCTAACAGAGCAGTTGGTGTTGCATTAGAGTCAAAAGGTATTGGACTTGAAGTTTGTTATTCTAGATACGATGAAGTATCTTTTGGAGCAATCACAGGTTTAGGTGCTACTTTCGGTGATAGAATTTACTGGGACGGATCTGCACTTACAACATCTATTCCATCTGGATCTGGACAATATGTTTGGCAAGTTGGTATAGCTAAAAACGCTAATGATATGTTAGCAACTGTAGAATTTATTAAGAAAAACTCTTAATATTAACGGTAAGGGGTTGACAAGGCCCCTTGCCTATGTATATAATGGAATATAAATGGCTGATGATGTAAAAGTAAAGATTACAGAAAGAAACGGAGTTGAACTTGAGTTCGATGAAGAACTTGCGTTAGAAGCTCAAAATGTAGTATTTGATCCAGCTCCTACTGATTTAATTGCTACTGATGTTGACGGAGCTTTAAAAGAGATATCAGAAACAGTAGCTTCTTCTGCTTCTCCGGGATTTAGTTTCGGTAGATCAGGTAATTTATCATCAAATACTTGGCTAAGAAATGAAGGAGTATCATCAAACAGAGCAGGAAGGTACGTATATATAAACGATGCTGAGATAACTAGAGTATTCGTTTCAAATGAAGATATAAATACATTCTCTATCGGAGTATATTCTCACGATGGAGATCAAATAAATCTTACTTTACTAACTACGGTTAATATAATTGCTAGTAGAGGGGATGAGTTTATAGTAAGTATACCTGTAACAACAGGAAAACAATTAGCACTAAGAATAACTGGCGGATCTGCTAAAAATGTAGTAGCTGGTTTAGAACTAAAAGGAACTAATTAATGAGTAAGATATTAAAAAACACTACAGGAAGTAACATAGAACTAATATCGATAGGGTTAACTGTACCTGCTAATTCGCAGATAATAGTAGATCAAACTGATTACGATTTAGTTGCTACTTCAGATAGTTTACTTGAAATAGCTCCTTTGTTAATATCTGGTGATATAATAATAAACGACGGTGTTTCTGATCTTTCTGGATCAAACGGACTATCTTTATTACAAGGTAATTTAACTACTATAACAGACAATCTAATAGATAATGATAGGATAAAAGTAGATATAGGGGCAGCGTTAGTTGAAGGACCACAAGGACCACAAGGAGATCCGGGACAAAGTGGATTCGGAGTATATGCTTTTGCTAACGTATCCAGTAGTGGAACAATATCAAAAGGTAGAGGAATATCTGTAGTAAAAACAGGAACAGGAACTTACCAATATACATTTTCTACACCCACTCCGGATTCTGATTACATAGTTAGTGCAGGTTTTGAAAACTTAGGAACTAATACAGATACTAACTGGTTTGTTGATAGTAAAACTATAAACGGCTTTATACTAACTACTGGTATAGGAGACAATAGTACAACAGTAGATACTCTAGCAGACACTAATCATAATGTTACTATTTTAGGAGATGCAGGACCACAAGGAATAACATCAGCATACGAATCTTGGTTAAATGTAGGTAACACTGGATCTGAACAAGATTTTCTAAATTCATTAAAGATAGACAGTTTAAAGATAAGTTCCAATGATCAAAGTACATCTTCTTTTTTAGAAAGTAAATTTATATCTTCTAACAATAAATTAGATATAAGCGTTGCAAATGAAGGTGCTAATGAACAAATTGAATTAACTGTAAACGCAGCTAATATCTCAATAAGTGAACTTAACGATGACTCTAATTTCTTAGACGAAACAGCTCATGATTCACTACCTCAAGATAATCCACATAATGTTACGAAGACTCAAGTAGGATTAAGCAATGTTGATAATACTTCTGATGCAAATAAACCAATATCTACAGCAACTCAAACTGCTTTAGATTTAAAGTATGACGCAAGTAACCCTAACGGCTACGAAACTCCTGCACAATTAAATAGCAGGGATACTGATAATAGAAGTAGAGCTAATCATACAGGAACACAGTTGTCTTCAACTATAAGTGATTTTAATGTGTCAGTTGTTGGGGCACAGACAGTAACCGCTATCCAAAAAATAGGAAACATAATAAGGTATACGGACGAAAGCGGATCAGACACTGATATAGATCTTTCAATCTACATAGATGACACAAACCTAGCAAGGATAGTTTCTGGGGTACTAGATTCTGGAACAGGGATTGTTACTTTCACTAGAGATGACGTTTCAACATTTACCGTTGACTTTAGTAATATAATTCCTAACATTTCTGTACAAAATAAAATTCAAGTATCTAAAAATGGAAACGATACTACTGGCGATGGATCTTTAGGCAAGCCTTATTTAACAATAAACCAAGCATTAACTTATATAAATACTCAAACTCCTAGTATTACAAACCAATTTTATATAGAAGTAGGACCGGGAAGTTTCATAGAAAATCCAATAACAATACCAGAGTATGTTTTACTATCTGGATCAAGCAGTAGAACTACAGTAATAGCTGCTAATCCAAATGCCGATTTAATCAATGTCACACAGAATACAACGATAAGGGACATAGTATTATATGGAGTATCTAACTCAGCTAATTATCTAATTAAAGCCCAAGGAACAGCCAGCGGATTAGTTGGGATAATATCAGTAATACTATCTACTTCAGCTAACGGGATATGTTCAACGTCCTCTTCTGGAATATTATCAACAATAATAAACGAATGTATAAGCAACGGTATTACAGGAGACTGTATAGTTTCAAAATCAGGAGCAAATATAACATTAGATTCTGGATACTTTATAGGTAATGGAACTACAACGGTAGCCTTAGTACAAGACGGAGGGGATTTAACTATTTTCAGTGGGAAAACCGAATATTGTTTATCATCTATAGATGTTAGGTCTAATACAGGTAAAGTAAATATATACTCTATAGACAACGCAGAAGGCACTATACCTCTAAGACAAACTGGAACAGCAGATATATTTGTAAACGGAGGTAGAGTTGATTTATCTAAAGCTCAGATAATTGAAACATCTGTTATAGAAGGATTTGTTTATTCAGAAATACAAGGTGAAAAAACTGTAAATATACTATCAGAACTATCGGTAGGTATTCCCGGAAAAGGAAGAGAAACTTGTTTAGGAGAAGGAGACTCTTATACCAATGGAATGCTTGTGTATAGTTACAATGGAACTTTTACGAACATTACCACGAGTACAATTAGTGCAGACGGATCTACCTTTACATTCGATAGTACAGCAGTTAACGACGCTATATATCTAGCTACTGCATTACCAGAAGAAGTTACAGGAAATAGGTTTCCGTTTTTTGGATTAAAGGTAAATACATTAACTGCCTCAGTAGGCGGAGAAATAGCTGCTGAATACTGGGACGGATCTTCTTGGATAGAATTAAACCACATGAGTACAGATTCTAGTGGAACATATTTACCTCATAAGAAAGAGATTTTCCAAAGAACAGGGTTTGAACACGTAAGATTTGACTACACTATAGAAGATGATTGGCAAACTAGTGACCCAGTAACATTAGGATTACCTTTATATTGGATGAGGTTTAGAATAGTATCTACGCTAACAACTGCTCCAGTATTTGAACAGTTTAAAGTACATTCTAATAGAACAGAGATAAACAAAGATGGTTATATTGAGTATTTTGGAACAGGTAGACCTATTAATATATTACCATTTGACTCTGGTACATTTCAAGCCGCTAACGCATCTCCCAATAATCAAGATTTATGGATAGGGGATAATTTAGGAGTAGGTAGAATTGAGAATCAATTTGACGCCTTTACTACAGATAGGGTAGGATTAGTTAGACCTTTACCATTAGACTTAGATACATCATGTCCTATGAAAGTAATACTACATTTACACTCAGAACTAACCGATGTTTCGCCAGATATAGATTTCACTATAAGATATTCAACGTCAAACCAAGGTAGTTCAGTATATGATGCTACCAATCTTGCTCCAACAACTGCTGTTGGTCAAAAAACGGTAACAGGAAGTGTTGCAAATCCGGGTCAAGATTTACAGTTTATTATAGAATTTAACCTAGACATATCAGACTTTACCACAAGAAACTCATCAAATATTGGAGATCTATTATGGTTAACTATTCAAAGAGATAATGACGGAAATACATCAGATATATCATTAATCCAAGTAGAGATTCAGTACACTAAATGGTGTAACGGAGGACATCAGTAATGAAAAAATACGGTATTTTAAATAAAATTAAAAATAAGGTAATTAGAACATACACTCACACTAGGATGAAGTCTATTAAATTAACTTCTGACGAGGTTCAATTTGAACTACTTGATAGCAACGGGGATTACGGACTTGATGAGTTAGCTTATAGTTGGGATGGAAGTAACGTGGTTTTTGATAGCCAATATATTCCTTTTAAGTCGGAAGATCATCATTTAAAAGTATACAGATATATACAAGACGCTAATAAAAAATACAGGTTATCAGAGGTTCCAAAAGGACATAATTATTCTTCAGGATTAACTGACACTCTATACCCTAAAAGACATTTTAATCAAGGAGAGTTATATAAAGTAGAACACTTCTCTGATGAAGCTAGAACAGATTTAATAATAAGAGTAGATATTGTATATACTAGAGATGCGTTAGGATTTGCATTAGATAGAACTACAACTAGAACTTGGATAAAAGAAAACGGAGAAGATCATCCAAATACTAAAGTAACTAGAAAAGTATATCACCAAGGAACTTTAGATCCTATTGAAGAAGGTATTAGAAGAAGAGGTAATATTGTTAAAGGGCTTCAGATGCCTATATTAGGAATGATGATGGCAACAATATCTACAAAATCGGGAGAGTCTGAACCAGAAAGACAAGCTAGGATTGTTAAACTTGGAAGAAAGTTTTTAGCAGAGAATAAAGAAGACTTTACAATGTTTACTGAAGATTCAAACAGACAGATTGTAGATAATGTTAAAGAGTCTACAGACTTCTGGATAGATAATATAATAGACGCAAACGGAACAACTATACGATTGTACATTTTAGCCCAACTAGATATCGGCGGATTAGATTAACATTAAAAAAAAACCTAAAATCAATATTAAGGAGATTTTAATGAAAAAGATATGTGTTGGATTTTCAAAGAATAAGCATGATAAGATATTTAGCGTAATCTTACAAAAGTATTTAGGAACAGATTATTCTCATACGTTTGTAATGTACAATACTGCAAAGCATATGGGAGATGATTCAATATATCACTCTTCTATGGGATCTGGAATTGGATTTATGGCTAAACATGTATTCGAAGAAGATAATACTATAGTTATGGTATATGAGATAGAAGTTGAAGATGATGTATATTCCCAAATAAGAAAAGAGTTATTCTATAATTGTGGTAGAAAATACGGATTCTGGCAGAACATGGGAATAGTACTAGTTGACTTTGCTAAACAAGTATTTAAGATGAAGATACAAAACCCATTTAGAAAAGATCAAAATTGTTCTGAATTAGTATATAGAGATGTGATATCAATTGCGTTTCCAGAAATGGCTGAAGAATATAACCCAGATACTATAAGTCCTAAAGAAGTAGAGGATATTATGAAGAAAGTAGGAAAAAGGATAAAGTAATGAACGATCAAGAGAAAAGAGCTGCATTACAGAAGATTAGAGAGGCTAGAGCTTCTAAGCGTAAAGCTAGTTATGCTAAAGATATGGGTAAATTAAATAGCTCACAATCTAACGTATTTGACCACACTTTAAGAGATGCGGATAAAATGGAAGTTAAAAGTGGTGATCATTGGGCTGCTCAATTAGATGCTAAAAGAAAGGCAGCTAAGATATCTAGAGGATTACCAGTGGAAGAAGCTGTGGGAGATACTCTTGATTATAATAAAATGAAGAAAGATATGATGAAGAAAAGTAGTGTCGGAGACAGTCTGAGACGAGGTATAAAGCCTCTTTCTAAAGGACTTAAGATGTTACCTATAGTAGGCTCTCTGGCTGGCTTAATGGGGGCTGAGGACGCTTCTGCTGCCGTACCTATCCTAGATAGTGCTGACAGTGCTGGAATGTCCCCAGAGGACGAGAATACGATGATGGCAGAGATTCAGGCTAAGAAGGACTACGGTAACTCTCCTGCTGCTGCTGATCGAATGGCTGCATTAGAAAAATTAAAGAAAAATCAATAACTTACAAAATAAATACAAAAAAAATAGTGCAATAGATAGAAAATTTAACAACTATATAGTAGGAGAACTATATGTCTAAGAAAGAACTAAAGAAAGAAATGCTTAAGATGCTTAAATCAGATATGGTTGGCATGAAAAAAGACGGAAAGAAAGACTTATTCGATGGTAAAATGCCTAAGAAAATGGAGAAAGTAACAGTAATGTCTGACTCTAAAGAAGGTCTAATGGAAGGTCTATCTAAAGCTGAACAAATCATGAAAGCTAAATTAGGTTCAAAAGAAGAAAGTAAAGAGTGCGATGTATGCAGTGCATCACCTTGTGAATGTGAATCATAATTTAAACAGGAGGACACATGTCCAGAGTACTAACCGGAAATAAGTTAGTTGAATCAGTGCGTAATCGTGCTATGATCCCTAACGACACCAGTGTATATACAGATCAGAACATATTAGATATCTCTAATGAAGAGATAGATGTACAGCTTCTTGACAAACTATTGACGCTACATGAGGAGCATCTGACTACTCATATAGACATACCTAGAAATGACAATGGGGTTTATGATATTCCATATAGATCTGTAGGAAACAAGATAAGAGACGTTGTACTGATTAATGGTGGAACTCAATATGAGCTTTCACAAATATCTATTGGCGAGTTACCTGATTATACATATGATAATTCAGCAAGTTCTCATGGAATGGATAAATTCTATGTAGAATCAAACCAAATTAAATTCTTAAAACCAACTAGATCGTATGATACAGTACGTATCTATTTCTATATCAGACCAAGTGTACTTACTAAAACAGAGGAAGCTGGTCAAATAACAACTATTTCAAATGACGGAACAGAGACAACATTAACATTCACTACTATGCCAAGTAAATTTGCTTCAACAGTACTATTTGATATTGTTGGTCAAAGATCTCCAAATAGAATAAAAGGTTGGGATATTCCAAAATTAGAAGTAAACACAAGTTTAAATTACATCAAGTTTAATACTTCGGATATCGAGGACGTTCTTGGGGACATAAAAGCAGGTGATTATGTTTGTCAAGCGGAGGAATCTCCGGTTCCAAATATACCAACGGAAATGCACCCTTTGCTTGCTCAACTTACTGCAGTTCATATTCTTGAGGCATTGGGGGATAGCGAAGGACTCGGTAATGCTCAGAGAAGATTGGACAAAATGACTAAATCTGTTATGGAATTAGTTGACGACAGAGTTGAGCTTGCTCCTAAGAAAATTAAACCTAGACATGGTGTTTTAAACGAATCTAGAGCTGGAGCATTTAAACGTAGACGAAGAGGTAGGTAATGAGCCAAAGAGCTAATCTTATAAAGTGTGCAGGACTCCTGACGCACGGATCTGAGCTTTCTAGAAAAGAAGGATCACTAGTACAAGCTACTAACGTAAACATCGACGAAGACGGTGTTGTAACTCCACGTAGAGGGTTTAACGACTATGGTAATGCTACTGATCCATCAGCTACTAAACCAGTTAAACAACTAATTGATTATAAAGAAAGACTATTCAGACATTATGAAGATCAAATCCAATTTGAAGACGATAATGGATTGTTTCAAGATATAGCTGGTTCTTATACTGAATTACGTACTGGATATAGAATTAAGTCACAAGAATCAAAAGGTAACATGTACTTTACTACCGAAGAAGGTATTAAACGTATATCAGTAAAAGCCACATCAGATTTAACATCAACATCTACAGTAATTATCGACCAAGCAGGTGTACCTAAAGCTGCTTATATGGAAGGTGAAGCTGTAGATACAGTTGGTGGATTCTTACCACCACAATCTAAAGTCTCATATAGATTTTTATTTGGAAGAAAAGATAATAACAATAACCTATTACTTGGTTCTCCAAGTGCTAGAGAAGTTATAGCTAATAGTAATGATAAAGCTGTTGTATATCAAAGTGAAGACTTAACAATTGACCATGTAGGAACTCCTTTAGTAGATCAAGATTATATTATCATATCTGCCGCTGGGTCTAAGTTTACTTTTTATTTCAAGACAGGAGCACCTGCTATAACGCCTCCATATGATTCAAATACATTCGGAACAAATTTCGTAGAAGTTGACATTAGTACTGTTGCTTCTAATAATGATGTAGCTGCAATATTAGCAAATCAAATAGCTTTAAATATGTCTACTTACAATGTAACATTATTAGCAAATACTGTAACAATTACATCAAATGAAGAAGGTACTCACGACGCTACTATTATAAGTGCTGCTGTCGGAGCCATATCTCAATCCAACATAGTCTCAGGATCTGTGGTTGAAGGTAATGACGCAAACTGTGACCTTACTCTTATACTACCATCAGATATTGACGAGAACTATTTTGTACAAGTATATCGTACAGGAATTATAACAGCTATAGAAGGCTTAGATCTTGATGATATAGATCCGGGTGATGAATGTAACATAGTGTATGAAAAAGCTGTTACAAGTACGGATATAGCCGCTGGTGAGCTTACATTCACCGATACTACTCCAGAGTCATTTAGAGCTGCTGGTGCTCCATTATATACAAACGAAATAACAGGATCTGGGATATTACAATCTAATGATCCACCACCAATTGCATTGGATATTGCTTTATTTAGAAACTCAATGTTTTATGCAAATACTAAATCTGCACATAGAGCTGAATTTAACATCTTATCTGTAGATAACTATGTAAATGATACAACTAGAATCATAGTAGGTAATTCTACTATAACTAGGTACTACACTGCTGCTGCAGTTGAAGATGCTGATACTCCTGAAGGTGGTGATTTTGAACTATCTACTTCTGTATCTGTTGGTCAAGCTATCGATCAAACATCTAGAAGTTTAGTTAAAATAATCAATCAAGATTCACAGTCTCCTGTTAATGCTTTTTACTTAACTGGTGCTGATGATCTTCCGGGTCAACTACTATTAGAAGCTAGAGATTTATCTGACGATACTTTATATGTAGGTGTTGAAGAGCCAAGCTTTGCTGACATTGGTGGAGAGTTTAGTCCGGAAATAGGAGTTTCAACTCAAGTAACTAGATTAAGAGGTAATACAAATACAACTATATTAACATTAGCTGGAATAGGTCTTGGAATCACAGATGGTGATAGCAAGTTCTTTTCTTTCTTAAATGATTCTTCAGATCCAGATGCACCACCATCTTTCTCTGGAGTATATACAGTATCTAATGTAACTGAAGGTGGCGGTAACACAGACTTAGAAATAGATTATATTCTACATACTGATTACGACTCTTCTGGAGCTAATCCGTTTCCAGTAGTATTTACTGCACTATTTAACACAGATTTACAATCAGATAACTTAGAAATTCCAAATAGATTATATTACTCAAAAGCAGATGAACCAGAAGCGGTTCCTATTGCTAACTATATTGATGTCGGTGCTAAAGATGAAGAGATTAAAAGAATACTTGCATTACGGGATAATTTATTTGTTCTTAAAGATGATGGTATTTATATTGTTTCCGGTACTTCTGCTCCAAATTTTTCGGTTAGGTTACTGGATAATACAAGAATTATCGCACCAGATAGTGCTGCTGTTTTAAACAACCAAATATACTGTTTAACTGAACAAGGTATTACAGTTGTAACAGATTCTGGAGCTGGAGTAATATCAAGAGGAATTGAGAATTTAGTTGATGAAATAGCAAATGCTAAGTTTGACTTTGTTCCAAATACTTTCGGAATAGCTTACGAAAATGATAGAGCATATGTACTATTTTTACCACAAGATGAAGATGATACTTCTGCAACACAAGCGTATAGATATAACATATTTGAAAGAACTTGGTCAAAGTGGGAATATAGCGCAACATGCGGTCTAGTAATGGAACGTGATGCTAAGATATACCTTGGTGATGGTGATAGAAACTATGTTGCTCAGGAACGTAAAGAATTTGACAGAACAGATCAATGTGATAGGGAATTTGTAATACAGATATCTGCTGACGGAGTTGACGGAACTGAGGTTAAGATCTCAAATTCTGACGATGTTGAAGTTTCTGACGTTATTACACAAACTCAAGATATAAGTATTAATTATATAAATAGTAGATTATTAAGAAGAATGGATACATTCGATACTGGGATAACACCTCCAGCTTCTAGCACTATGCAGGAATCTTTCGGAATGGGTGCTGGTGACGATATGGTAGAGAAATTCCAAGCTATCAACGACTATTTATTCAGCTTAGATCCAGTAAATGTTACAAACAAGGCAGTAACTATTAGTACCGTCTTAGAGGACGTTAATACGCTTGTAGACGAGCTTAACGCTGTACCTACTATAACTACTCTAAAAGACTATACGAAGCCTGAGAGCGTCACTTATGAGGCTTATATAACGGAAATAGATGCTCCAAACAACTTAATATACGTACATGCTGCTAGACCGTTCATTCAAGGCGATATTACAGTATATAAACACTTTGTTCAGACTATAGAGTGGAATCCTCAACATTTTGGAGATCCTTCTGCTGTTAAGCAAATACGTGAAGTAACTATATTGTTTGACCAAAATAACTTCTATGACGCAATAGCCAAATTTGGATCTGATGTAGACCAAGCTTTAACTGAAGTTCCTTTCCAAGGTAAAGGTATAGGTTATTGGGGAGATATGGAATTTGATAATCCTAATGCTTATTGGGGCGGAGAAGGTAATGATATACCTTTCAGAACTATAGTACCTAGAGGTAAGCAGAAATGTAGATATCTTACTTTAGTATTTGAACACAAAAACGCTAGAGAAGAATTTAGAGTATTAGGAGTTACAGGAGTAATTAGACCTATAAGCTCAAGAGGATGGAAATAATGCCTAAGTTAAATAACACTAGAAATATTAGAGCTGAAGACTTTGACGATGAATATAGCCAATTGATTAGTCAGTTAGGATCTATTTTAAACTCATTTATGCAGGAAGTTGTTGAATTATCTGACAGTAGAATAGACTTTGATAATAGGGTAGAAACTATTAAAACTATAGATGTTACTGTGGATAGCTCAGGAATACCTACCCAGACACCTTTTAACGTAAATGTCGGTAAAACTGGTGTAAAAGGGATACAAGTAATAAGAGCTTATAATCTAACGAATTCAAGTATTTATCCAACTTCACAACCCTTTGTCAATTTTAGCCCAATTGGAGGAGATCTAATAAAAATACACAGTATTACAGGTCTTCCAGCTAATAATAAGTTCCAAATAACACTTGTAATATACTAGAATTGTTCATTTTTTTAATTTTATTGTACGAATTTCGTATAAATTTAACAACTATATATAGAGATATAAATAAAACAGGACATTTATGGCATACGATGCGTCAAACAACAAACCAGATCAAAATCAAGTAGTTTCTTCTACTCCCCTTACGGGTGGTCAGCAACCTGCTGCACAACCTCAAGGTCAGGACTCTCAGGCTTCCCAAGCCGCACCATCTCAACCATCAACAGTACAAGCCGGAATGTCATCAACTCAAGCTGGAGCAGCTCAACAGCCGCAACAGTCAAGTAAACCAGCCTCTTCTGGAATGTTTACAAATATCCAGAAGTATGTTCAAAAGAACAAACCTCAAGCACAGAAGATGGCAGGAGCAGTTACAGAGAATGTTGGATCACAAGCATCTGATATTGCTGCACAAGCAGAAAAGAAACAAGCTGATATGAAGGCTGCTTTGGACTCAAACCAAGCATCACTTGCTAGTCAGAAACAAGAAGCTGAGAACATTGTTGGAAACGTAATGGGGACAAATCAACCTCAACAACCAGCGGCTACTGAAGCACCAGTAACACCTCAACCTACTCAAGAAGATCAAGCCTCTAGGTTCCAAGAATTATCTGCAGGACCAAAAGGAATGATAGATGTTGGTAATGTTAGTTTAGCTGAACAATCTCAAAAAGCAAGAGCTTTACAGCAAATGGCTGGACAAGCTGGAACTGAACAAGGTCGTAGAAACCTTCTTCAAGATACATTTAGTAAACAAGGTGCATATACTCAAGGTATGGGTGGTCTAGATCAATTAATTACTTCAGGTGACGATCAAGCTAGACAACAAATAACGCAAGGTGTTCAAGACGAAGCTAATGCTTTAGATAAAAATATATCTGATATGAGTCAACAATTTACATCAAATGTTGGACAATTTCAAAGAGAAAGAGATCAATTTGGTGATTATGTAACAGGACTTGCTACTGATCAAATGGGATCAGATCAATTTGCTAATTTAGAAGATAATTATAGTAAGTTAAAAGGTTTAGAAGCTGACTATGCTCAGAACCAAACTATGGATAAAGATTACGAGAGTCTTATAAGTGGAAGTCAAGGAAGTTTCGATAACGCTAAATCTGCTTTACTAGGTAGAATTAAAGCTGAAATGAAAGCCGCAGATTCTAGAGCAGGAGCAGGGAAGTATTCAGTTCCTATACATAAATCAGGATGGAAAACTTTAGGAGATAAATTCAACGCTGATATTGCTAATCTCCAAAACCCAGAAGCTTTATTAGAATTAGAAAAAAAATATATGGACCCATTTGGTAGTAAAACACATTTTAGTAGTGATAGAAATCATCAACAAATACTAGCAAAGAAAGCTTGGGACCAAATGCAAAGTCAACAAGAACAACAAGAAGCATATAATAGCACTAAAGGTTTACTGTCAAATGAGATATCAGGAATGTTACCTCAAACACAAGAAAACCTTTCTAGATTCCAAAAACTAAAAGGTCTATTAGGACAAGAAGATGTTAGAAGTTTAGACTCTATTGGAGACTTAGAACTAGCTCCAGAACAGGTTCCAACAAGAGAAGGTGGTTCAGGCGGAGGAAGAGGGTTAAAGTAGATGGAATTATACAAGCAATACCTTAAGGAAAGAGACGAGGTAGAATTAATACATAACGACGATTGTTTTATAACGTACAAAATATATGAAGAGGATAACTCAGCGTCAATAATAGATATATACTCAAGACCGGAAGTACGTGGTCAACAAGTAATGAAGAAATTTATTGAAGAATTAATAGAAGAGTTTAAGAAAAAAGATATAGAAACAGTTTACGGCTTTACAGACGAAAGAACAAACGGATGGAAAAGAAGTCATAGATTGATGCTAAAGTTTGGATTTGAGTATTGTGGAAAAGATCCAGATGATAAACATAGAAATAATTACTACAAAGACCTATAGGAGATAACGATGGGTGGTAAAGCAGCAGATCCAAATAAAGCAGCGAGAGAGGCTCAAAGGGATAAAATGAAAAGAATGGAGCTTATAGATACTCCAGAACTTGAAGAATATGTACTTCAGAATCCTGAATTAGTTGGATTATTAGATGCCGAACAATTAGGTCAATCTGCTATGGGAGACATTAGTACTGACCCTAGATTGAAAGAGCAACAGATGCAAGCATTATCTGGAATGCAAGAACGTGCTGACCAAGGGTTAACAGCTCAAGATAAGTTCGCTATGGAAGAGATGATGGGACAAGTAGGTGCTCAAGAAAAGTCTCAACGTGCTGCTATTGAATCAGAAATGGCTCGTAAGGGTATGGGAGATTCTGGTGCATCACTTATGGCTAAGTTGCAAGGAAGTCAGGGAGGAGCTAATTCTGCTCGTCAGAAGGCTATGCAAATGGCTGCTCAAGGTCAACAACAAAGAATGGCTGCCCTTCAAGGTATGGGACAAATGGCTGGACAAATGGAAGGAGCTGATTTCCAAAGACAATCTCAACAAGCTAGTGCTAAAGATGCAATTGCTAAAGCTAATGCAATGAATAGACAAAATGTTAACGCAATGAATCTATCTGCTAGACAACAAAATGAAAACTCAAGAGCAAATATTGCTAACCAACAATCTCAGGTTAGAAACCAGCTTAATCAACAACAGTTTAATAATCAGATGGCAAAAGCCGGATCTCAGAACTCTATAAGTGCTGGACCTGCTGGACCTCAGAAACCAAGTGCAATGCAAGGTGCATTAGCTGGTGGATCTGCTGGAGCATCTTTCGGTCCTTGGGGAGCTGCTATTGGAGCTGGTGCAGGAGCATTAGCAACTCAAATGGAAGACGGTGGTATTGCCAAAGCGCAAGCTCAAGAATCTAAACAACATGAGAAATTTAAAAGTGACTATATGAAGAGAGTTCGTGGAGAACTTGTTCCTCAAAAAGAAGCTAGAGAAGAAGTAACTGGACTAGAAAATGGTGGAGTTGCTTTTGGAGACGCATTTAAACAAGCAAGATCACAACAAGGCGATGGCGGATCTTTTGATTGGCAAGGTAAACAATATACAACTGATTTAGCTAAAGAACCAGTTTCAGAAATGCCAGTTGAGTTAAGAGAAGGGTTTGGAGCTGCAGAAAAAAACCCATTTTTTGATCAAGGTAAGATGCAACAAGATATGAAAAAAGCAATAGCTGGAGAAGAAGTAAAAGACATAGCATTGCTAGGACAAGGTAATGATAAAACATCTGCTGATATACAAACAAATGAACAAGCTCAAGAATTAATTAAAGGCGATGATTCTGGAATGTCTGGAGCAAATATTGCTAAGGGACTTAAAGCTGCTAACCAATTAATGGGAGCTTTAGAGCCAAAACAAGGTGAAGCTTTTGAAGATACATTTAAACTAGAAAAAGCTGAAAACGTAATGACACCCGTACAATCTCAACAGTTTGGTAACGCATTTCAAGGTGCTCAATTTGAAGACGGTGGAGTTAGTCCAATATCAGAAATGGCTAGAATGAGACAACCTACATACGAATGTGGAGGAATACATTCAGGAACTAAACAAGCTGAAGACGGAGACTTAATGTTCGATTCTGAAGGCGAAGGTGCTGTAGTTGGTGGAGATTCTTTTGAAAGAGATAGAGTTGATGCAAGACTAAACTCTGGAGAAGCAGTACTAAATGTTGCTCAACAACAACGCTTAATGGATATATTAAGAGGTGAAGAAAGTGTTGACAGCTTAGGAGAAGATGATATAGTGGAAGGTGTGCCTTCAGGATATCAAGAGGAATTAACAGAAGAAATTGACAATGGTGAAGACATGAAAGTAAGTGGACTTAAAAAACTACTTTCAGCACTAGGGGAATAATAATGGAAGATATGGATTACTTAAAAAAGTTACAAGCTGCTATGATGGGAGGATCTCCAGAAAGAGAAGAGTATGTAACTACTCCGTTAGAAGAGGATATGGCTCAGGAAGCTACGGCTACTGCTGAAACTCAAAGAGAAACTGTTCAAGATGTTGCTGGAGTTGCTAGGGGAATTGCCTCTTCTGAACAAAACCCAGATCAAACTAAAAGAGATATAGAACAGACTAATGAAGATGCTAGATCTCCTTATATGGAACCTAAAGCTAAAGAGGAATACTCTAAGCTAATCGATCAGTATAAAGCTAAACTAGCTGAACCTGAAAAAGAGTTAGGTTGGAAGGATCATTTACCAGACGTACTAGCATCTGCACATAATTTACTAAACTATGCTCAAGGAAGTCAATTTAAAGATATAAAATCAAATCATGCTCAAAACTTAAAAAAAGAAAGATCTTCTAAGAAAAAAGAAGAGTTATCTGGTATGCAAAACCTTCAAAAGATGTATCAGAATTATATGGCTATGGGTAAGAAAGATGAGATGACTCCTTACCAAAAGAAGCAAGTAGAGTTAGCTGAAAAGAAACTTAAATCAGAAGGTAAGAAACCAAAAGAAACTGAATTCGGCAAAGCAGTACATAAGAAACAAGCTGCTGATTTCGCTGAGTCTCAGAAAGCATTACAAACAAATGCAAACAATATGTCAAAAGTTGACGAAGCTATGAACGCTCAATTACAATATAGTAAAGATGAAACTTTAGGAACTGGTCCTATTGCTACATTAGGTGGACTAACTAAATATGTAAGTCAAGATACCGAGTCATTAGATGCTAAGTTTAAAGATATTGACCTAAAGAACATGGTTAGTACATTTGCTGGTATGAGTAAGGCTGTAGATTCAGATGCTGAACGTAGAGCATGGAAATCAACTCAGGCTTCTGTTTCAAATGATGACGAAACTAACGTACAAATACTATTAGGATCTAAAAGTTCACTATTAAAAGATAGGATAGTATCACAAGCTAAAGCTGATTATGTTGATAAATACGGAAACTTAGATAGATTTGATCATCCTATATTAAGAGGTGAACAAACTACTATAGTTGACCCTAAAGGTGAATTACAAATTGTAGATAAAACACAAATACCAAACTTGAAGAAAGCTGGGTTTAGAGACTTAGATAAGTACGCATCAGATCTGTTAAAAGGTAAGAAAGAATCTACCAAAGCTGATCCAGAAATGTTAATTCAAAAGATGCAAGAAAAGAATCCTAACGCTTCAAGAGAAAGGATTATAAAAGGATTAAGAGCTAAAGGACTTATGTAATGGCTAAAAAAGAAGATAACTTTGATGATTTAGATTTCTCTGCTGTAGAAGAACAAGATAACTTTGACGATCTTGATTTTGCTCCAGTAGATGATGAAATATCTATGACTGAAACAGCAGCTTTAGCTGGTGGTCAAGGTTTAACTATGGGAATGTTAGATGAATTGTACGGGATGTTCGCTGCTAAAGGCGGAGCTAGTCCTAGACAAATGATACAAGATCCAGAAGGTTCTGCCGCTAAAGAAAAAGAAATGATGGAAAGCTACGTAAAAGAAAGAGATGTAGCTAGAGAACATATTAAAGCAGCTAAAAAAGAAAATCCCGGAACAGCAATAACAGCAGAAGCTTTAGGTGGAATAATACCTGCTGCATTTACTGGTGGCGGAGCTGCCGCTGCAAAGACAGGTGCTGCATTAGCTGGAAAAGCTCCTATGGTTAAAAGCTTAAGTGGACTAGCTAAAGAAGGTGCTAAGTTTGGTGGAGCATATGGATTCGGAGAAAGTGAAGGTGAAACACTTCCAGAACTAGCTCAAGATACTGCGGTAGGTGCTACAACTGGAGCATTAGCTGCACCAGCAATGTCATTAGGACTAAAAGCTGGAGTTAAAGGAGTTAAGAAAGTAGGAGAAGGTTTATCTGATTTAGCGGAGAAATTTCCAACAATATCTAAGCCATTTAAGTTCGCTAAAGAACATGGGATGACTAGTAATAAAGAACGTAGTAAGATAATGGAAAAAGAGGTTAAATCTCTTGTTGATGATATAAAGAAAGCATTTAAAGACATTGGTATGGACGATAAATTAGCTGCTCAGAAGGCTGCTAGAGCCGAGGAAACTCTAAACCTTACTGGTGACTTACAGGCTATCGCAAACGGCTTAAAAGAAGAAGCTGGGATGCTTACAGGATCTGCTAGTAATAAGATTATGAAAATGGCTGACCAAGTAGAAACTATGGCTGTTGGGAATCAAACTAAAGCTGCTCAAAAATTAGTTGAAAAAACTAAAGATGAGATACAGAAAAAAATGGACGCTAGTACTAGAAAAGAAACAATGGCTCCAATTAAAGCTGAATCTAAAATAGCTAAACATATCCTTAAATCTGGGGACGAGTTAGAAAATATACAAGAAGGTCAATTCCAATTTGATGACCTTGCTGAAATACCTTGGGATACTAAAGGCGGTAATCTAAGTAGAAGCAGAGCTAAATTTACTGAAGAAGTATTAGATGAAGCTGGTGAACCAATTAAACAAAGTTATCAGAAACAATTTATAGACGATACAACACCGTTTAGTCCTTCTAGTATTAAAGTAGGAAAAGACGGAGATAAGATAGTAGCACAATATATGAACGAAGCTACTGGAGAAGTATTTAATAAGTATGGAGCTTTGCCTCCTAAAGGATTAAACTTCGAGAAAATGGACATAGATACTCTTCAAAAATGGGTAAAAACTGTTGGTGGTAAAGCTTTCGATAGGAATGACCCTGAAAAAGATATGTACATTGAATTATGGAAATTAGGAAGAGATAAGATTACTGAACTACTTCCGTTACTATCAGAAAAGAAAGCTGGTCAAGCTAAATTATATCAGTTAATGGATATAATGAACATTGATAAAAGCGTATTAAGTAAAAACCTGTCTCATCCAGATATGGTTAAGTTAATTAAAGGTATACCTAGTAAATTAGGAACAGAGAAAGATTACTTACAGAGACATATAGTTAAAGAAGGTGATGATATATCTAAAGGTTTAGATAGACTTGAATTAACTGCTGATGTAGATAATATCCTAGAAGGATCTATAAGCCATACTGGGGAATTTACAAGAGCTGGTGTTATGCAAAAAGCTACTGGTATATTATCGGAAGGGATGGGAAGTTTATACGGTAAAGGTGAGAGATTATCTAAAATGTTAACTAAGCCTGTATCTGCTGTATCTGACATGTCGTCTAAGTTACTGTCTAAGATGTCTCCTGAGAAGATTAATCAATTTAGAAGTAGTATGGTGAAGAGCGAGAATAAAGGGCTTCAGATGTACGCTGATGAGCTTGAGAGGCTTGTTAATTCTGATCCTGAAAGTAGAGATAAAATAATGTTCTCACTTTCACAAGCACCAGCATTTAGAAAGTCACTTGGTAAGTTTATTAAAGAAATGGATGATCAAATGTCATCTGATATAGGTCTTCCAGAAAATGAATTAAATGATTTATTAGACAGCTACAAAGGAACTATTGTACCTGAAAGACAGCCTGATAGCGTTGAAGAAAGTGGAGATTATTCTGATAATATAGATAAAGACTTAATGCACAGACTTGAAGGATTCAAAGAACAAGGTTATATACCAAAATCAAGAAGTGGGAAAGTTCTAGGAAAATCTGGAGTTACTATTGCTAATGCATTAGACTTAGGACAAAGAGATAATCTTAATGATTTAGACTTAGATCCAGCTATTAAGGAAAAGTTGACTCCGTATCTTGGTAAAAAGAAACAAGAAGCTGATGAATTTCTTGCTGAAAATCCATTAGATCTAAGTGGAGATATTAATGAGAATGGAATAGTAGATGCTGAAGAAGTTGAAAATGCTACAGCAGGTGCTTATTATGATAAAGTTCAAAGTAACTTTAACAAAAACAATAAACATGATAAAGAGTTCGAAGATCTACCAGATCCGGTAAAGACTGTATTATATAGTAAGCAATTTCAAACTGGTAAACTAGGTAATAACCTTATAAACGCTGCTTCTAATGATGAGGATTACTCGGACGTTGTAGATGTACTAAAAAGCTCTACAAACACTAGAAGACAAGAAGAAGGTAAATATTTAGAACAAAAACTAGAAGAACTTCAAAAAGCTAAAGATAGAGAATCTAAGCAACTTGGTTCAGGAGCACTTCCGGGAACTGAGAGATCATCTCTTGATGACCTTATGGGTAAACTACAAGGATTAGATGTTGATGAAGCTGATAAAGCTGAAATGGAAGAAGCTGCTTTTGGTGGCGATATGAGTAAATTACAAGAATTAATAGACCAATACAAAGGAATAGTGGGGTAATGTTATGGCTAAGGATAAGTTAGATTTAGTAATTGATAGAATTGAAGATGTTAAAGAAGCGGTAGATAACGTGCAAGATCACGTTAATAAGATCAATTTGAATGTTGCTAGAAACACCGACTCTTTGGACCATCATATTCGTAGAACTGATTTACTTGAAAAACATGTTAAAATTATAGAAGATAGGTTGTCTATATCTTATCTTTTAAAGTTATCTATATCTGTTGCTACAGGTTTAGGTGCGATTGCAGGAGCAGTGTACAGTGTAGTTAAAGTATTATCTTTACTCTAATACCCACCAATCACCTTCTCTGTGACCTTTTGGGAACATCTTCTCAGCAAGTCTAGTATATTTATATCTTGCAAACTCCAGTTCACTTTCTGCAAACTTCATACCATCTATTTCATCGTTAAACTGTATTAAGTACATATTACGTTCTCGATTGCGAACGAATTTTACTACTCCAACTAACCCTGTTCTATCAAACAAACCAAAATTTAAGTAATATCTAGTTAAACTATCAGACCCAACAACCAAAACCTTGTCTCCAACCTTAAATTTACTCACCTTCTTCCTCCGCAATCATATCATTTAAAATATATAGTAATTCTATATCCATATCACCTAAGATATTTTGATCCATTGTTTCCCAAGGTATAAATTTAACCTCATTAGTAGCTTTACCAGTATTCAATAAACATCTATTCCTAGAGTTATTATCATCCTGACACTTCTTTTTCGGGTAGATGTCTCTTAAGTACTCTAGTTGCTCTTCTAATTCTAAATACAGCTCTTTAGCTAATTCCGAGTCATCTTCTTTAGATGCTGCCGCAGCTTCCTTTCTAATTCTACTTATGTCTTGCCTAACATTATATATAGTAACATCATCGGCACGATTACTGTGTAGATTATTATCATCGTTCTTATCAAAACTTGCTCCGTAGTATTCACCATTAAACTTATTAAGCCACTCTTTTTCAGAGTCATTTAAAGGGCGTATTACATCTTCACCATCTTTCTTGTTTTTAACACCATCTACATAGTACAGGTTATCCAAGTAATCACGCCTTAGTTTCGTGTTTAACGACTTCTTAAGGTTAGGGTATTGGTGACTATCCCTCTTCGTTTTTAACGGCTTTACGTCGCTTTCTAAGCTTGATTTTGCCTGTTTTGATGCCGACTTGTCGCCTGTATTCTTTGTCGTATGCTTTCGCTTCAATTCTTCCTTCCCTTGTTAGATCAAATGAGCTTCCATCTAGTACGTAGTATCTTTGTTTACCAACTCTAGCTTGATCGAATTGTCTGTTAAATAACCTAAAGAAATGTACTTTTGACCATTTCTCTTCTCCAACTCTTGCTCGGTACTTCTTCATGTATGTAAAGAATATAACATAATTTGGTACTCTGTCTAGTCCTTTTCGGATATTAGATTTCTCTATGAACCTTCTAGTGGACTCTTTTTGTTCAGGTTTAGGAGACTTTTCAGCCTCCTTCTCCTGTACTTTCTTTTCTAATAATTCTAGTAATTCGTCTAAATCAGCCATTATAGTAGTGTTTTAACCTTTTTAGTTACATCGTCTAGGATGTTCTTTTTAACTTCCATAATTGCTTCGTTTGATCCTTTGATATTAACTGGTCCTACAATTAATGGACAATTAGCAAATTCAACAATAACTGGTCCAAAGAATGTGTTAAATACTTTCTCGTATAATCCACTTAGACTTTCTCCACAGATAGCTTGTACAACTTCATCAGCATGACCTCTTTTAACAGCATCAGCACCAGTTAACCATAGTTCATCGTGAATAGTAGATTTGTATTCCTTAAGACTTAAACCAACTCTAGCAGCAGCAATCTTATCAAGGTCTTCAGTAGACTTCATAAGCATCTCAACTCTTTGATTTAGTTCACCCGGAAATTGACCCTGTAATCCGCTTACATAAGCTCTGTGAGACATTAGAACCCCAGATGGTAGAATATACCTCTTGCCAAGTCCTTGAACGGTGTGGTAGCCCATAGATGCGCTGAAAATAGTGATTGTGTGAATGTTCTTACCTAATGCTCTTGCTGTATCGATAAATAAAGCTCCAGCAGATACTGAGCCACCGGGAGTATACATAACTATATATAAGTCCTTTTCTTGTGAACTAGATGCTAATTCGAATAATTGTGCTTGTTTTGCTGCAACAGTCATTGCATTGAATTGTTCGTTGAAACTGATAGTGTTTTTATCAGTAAGTTTGATTGTGTTTAGATTGGCGAATGCCAGTGTTGGTAGTAGCATAATTGCTAAAAGTAGTTTCTTCATTAATTCTCCTTTAATAGATTAGTCTTAAATATAATCTATTTAGAAAACCCTGTCAACTACTTTTGTTGGATATTATCAATTATTTTTAAATATTCTTCTTTTGTAGTAATAAGTCCGTATTGTAACAATTGTTCAGCTATATGTGCTCTTTCAGCAAACGTAGTATTAGTTAAATCTATAGGTTCTGGGATCATAATATACCCGTCTTTTTCGGACTCTTTAAAGTCAGGGAACATCTTTCTAGCTAATCTTGTATCTTTTACGTTTTTCCAACCGATCATTCTTCACCTTTTTTGAATACTTCTTTATTCCAAAAGTCCCTATTTATTATCCAAAAAAATAACATAATCGGAAAAATTACAGGCCCCATAAAACCACAAACAAATATCTGTATAATTTCTAAAATAGTTAAAGTTGCTTTATCATATTTAAAATATTCAGTATAAAAACCGTGCAACACTGTACCTATGAATGATATAACACAATATATTAATAACGTAGTATCCATTATTCCTCCATTTTCTTTAACTTCTTATATTTACTTCTAATAGTACTCTCTTTAGATGTTTTCTCTTTATGACAAACATGACATATGTACTGTAGATTATCTTCTTTACAGTAATTTCTATCAGCTATTTCATCTAAATTCATATCATGGAACTCTTTGTCATATGGTGTCAGAGGCTCTACATGATCCATGTGGAACTCTTTCTCCTTACACCTAACTAAATCCTCGTATGTTTCTTTAAGTGCTTCAAAGTTCTTCTCAGAAGCTCCTGTGTAGAAGTGTTTAGTACAGATAGGACAGTAATACACAGTCTTACCTTTGAAATGTCTCTTTTTAGCATTACTATACATGGTAGTCTTTTTCAAGTCTCTACGCATTAAATTAGTAACTCTAGTCCTTAGTTTCTTGTCCATTGTCCTCTACCGATATTAGTTTAATAAATTCGTAATTAACATCATGTCTACTTTTAGCATTTTTTAAAGGAATATATTGACCTTTTGAATCTAACATTATTGAACCAAGATTACCTTTTTTTATAGTTTTAGCATTAGATAAGGTTCTTACCTCATCATTTTCTACACGTAACACTTTTTTTAGACTATATATTACATTTTCTAAATCACCTAATTCCTCTAGTAAATCGCCTTTATGTAATGTTTCTATTACTTCTCTAGCTTCTTCAACTAACTTCTCTTTTAGTAATTTTATAATCTCATCTTTATTATTTTCTAAATTTAATTTACCGTACATACACTCTTTACCGCTTTCTCTGATAATAGTCGGTATTTCACTTCTAACTAATTTATTGTATATTTTTTTACTCACAAGGTACTCCTATGTATTTAGCTTTCCAATATTCTTTCTCAGACCATAACTTTCGACTCTGTTTATGTATATGTATGATAGTTAGTAATTTATTAATCTCCTTCTTATACATGCTCACATGTATTTGAGCCATTCTAATAGTAAAATCGCCTTTTTCATCGTCTTTTCTTTCACCTTTCATATACCTTTGTTTTGTCTCGACTTCCTTCAACTGTTCCTTAGCTTCTTCGTAACTCATTAATTTATTGTTCATCTTTAATCACCTTTCTAAATCCACAATCTCCACATAAGTTTAACTCTCCGTTTAATATAGGCATAATCTTTAAGCTCATATTTCCGCAAGCATTACATTTATGTTTATCTTTTTCCTTAACTTTCTTCAACGTAAGCTTTTTCTCAACACTTTTAATAACATCTTCTACTGGTACACCATCTAGTTCTTCGTCAATATAAGTATTTGTTTTTAATCTATACGCTTCTAATGTCTTAATTTCACTTCTTAATAATGAATTTTCTTTCTCTAATCTTTTAACTCTTCTTTGTAACTTGTTTAACCTTTCGTCTTTGAGATCCTTCTTTTGAGGGATTTTCTTTTGTGTCATCAGTTTCCTCCATAACCCAAGCGTCATACTCAGTCCCCTTGTTTTCTTCTTCAAGGGTATAAATCATCATACAATTAATTGCTACTGCGGTCAAGTGCGAAATGTCACTTTCTTCATCTATTTTTTCACCTTTAGCATATTTTAAGAGATGTCTCATTGCCGATGCATACAGTCTCGATCTATCCAGACCTTCACCTTCTCTGTAATTATAATCAGAGTACTTACTAGCTCCGAAACCTAATCCTTCTCCTAATTCCTCTAAAAACCTTGGATTAATTAAATCCATTCTAGGTTTACCTTTATCTAGTTTCTTAGCCAAGTCTAACCTCCTCATTAAACATATATATCCAACCATCTTTAATTTTAAGTATCTCGTCCTCTTTTAATACCTTCCTAGCTAATCTAGTATCACGTACTCTAGTTATCATCTTATCTCTATCTATAATATAGTGAGTTCTAAATCCTCTATGTACCATACCACCTACTGAACATCTAACACCTTTAATTTCTAACCATTTACTTAAATAGTGAGTTAAGTCTTCTGACATATAAATGTACGGGAATTTCTCATAATAAGTACATGTCCACATATCAGGAACTAGTCCTTTCTGTCGATACATTGGTACTTTTATCTTTATATAACCTTTCACAGATTCTTCACAAAATCGTGATTCTCTTCGAAATAATCTCTAACCCATTTATCTTTATCAACAAACCTCTTCAACCAATGATTCATATCCTCTAATTTAAGGAATAACAGCATTCTGGAGCTTTTATCTCCATTATGTATAGTCATGGCTGCGTTTAAATAGAACGCTACAGACTCGAAAATAGAGGCTCTCACACCACTATACTCTTTAACGTAATAAATGTCTTCAGGTGGTAATCTGAATGCTAATGGATAAGCTTCCACAACCTCATTTTCCCAGATGTAATTTCTATGTTCATCTTTAGCTTTATATAGTACTTTGATAGCTTTTATCAGACTTTTAAATGATAACTTCCTGTCAAAACTCTTATCAATATTACAGAAATTATAGTGACTTCTTTCAAGTTCCTCATTATGTAGTAAACCTAGAGATACTTGTCCAATAACCTCATCTTTAGAAAGCGGAGGTTTTGGCTTATTAGGTAGTCTATTTATAATTAAAGGAGTATAACTCTTTCTACAGCTTTGAAATGTTAATCTAACTCTAGTTGAGTCTATATTTCCGGGAGCTAAATACTTAGAATATGCAGTATAAATCCAACCATTATTACTACTAGGCTGATTCTGTACTACTGGTTTATCGTGATATAGTCCGTATTTACATTTATATTTACTCATTGTTTTCCTTTTGAAATTTATCGTATAATTCTTGGAACTGTTCTTCTCCGACATGATCTTTAAACTCTTGCACTTCTTCTGGTAATTTACTTGGTAAACCATTTGGATTACATTTAAAGAAATAAACAACTTTGTTTATTGACCTAAACATAATAATTACACTACCAACAGCAAATAATACTACTCCTAAAAATAAATACAATAAAATATCCATTATTTCACCTCTATTAATAACATACCGTCTGCTTGTAATCTAGCATTTGGATATAATTTACGTGCTAATCTTGTGTCATTTACTTTAATTTCTAACGGTTCTAACATTAATGGACATTCTGAATACCCAACCGCATCTCCTTTAAATTCAATAAGATTATCCCAGCTACCTACAGACTCGCTATATGTTGTAGTACCAAAAGGAGTATTATAGTTAACGTCATCGAAAAGTACTAAAATATCACCATCATCATCAAAACCAACTAAAGTGCAACGCTTTTTTACATTAAAGACATACCTTCCTCCTAATATTAACTTACTCAATTTCTCCTCCATCATTGATTAAATCTTTAAGACCACTAAGATCTTCCTCTATCTTAATCTCTTTAGGTTTCCTTGTCAATAAGTTTTTAAAGAAATCCTTAATACGGTGAAATAGTCTCATAAATACGTTGTGGTGGTACTTAGCTAATTCAGGGTTCTCAGCTATAAGTTCACGGTTAAAGTCCTTTAAAACAGCTAATGTGTTCGTCTCAAGAGGCTCTACTGCTATCTCTTTGATTGTGAATATCCTATCATCTAGTTGTACTACTACAAATGATGCTAATCCTTGGTCAATAGCCTTTACGAAAGTAACTTCTGTTCCTTTTGGAACGAATCCTTTATCGCCTTCTTTTCCGATATTTCCAAGTAATCTTAGTTTCTCATTTTCTTTATACATATAACCATTCTCCATCTTCAGATTCCTCAGCATTTGGGAACATCTTCTTTGCTAATCTTGTATTTTTTACTTGTCTTTTAAACATATTTTGGAATCTAGGTAGAAAACATCTTCCTTGTACATCATCACCATCATCGTACTTGTATGTTATAATCGTTTCACAACCTCTATGTACTATATTCGTTATGAGTATTCTACCGTATTTACCATAAAAATTGTCTCCTATATTAATATTAATCACCATATACCTTATCTGCTAATCCAAGCTCAATTGCTTTCTTAGGATTCAAGATAGTATCAAAAGTTAACATGTTTTGCAACTGTTTTCTTGTATATCTTGGTTTTTTTTCTTTAATCCTCTTTAAATACATATCTTCCATTATCTTTGTATCTTCTTCATACTTCTTATCCCAAGCTTTCTTAGTGTTAGGATGTCCACCTGTAGCCTCTTCTCCAATATGTACCATTAAGTAACTATTTGGAAACATAATCCTTTCGTCACAAGCTTGGAGTATAAAACTTGCACTTGAACTAGCTTCATCTAGTACTATACCTTTTATATTAGAATCTCTAGTTTTAATCAAGTCATATATCGACTTACCTTGATCTGTGTAACCACCTTCACTAGATAGGTATACTATAATATCGTGACCCTTTTCATCAAGTGTTAATATATTCTTTAGAAACTCATCTCTTTTTTCTACTGTAATTTCTCCAGATAATAATATACTTCTTGAAGGTATATGTATATTACTAGAGTGGAACATTTCCAAGTTTTCTTTAAAAGTATCTTTACTCATCTTCATCCTCCCACGAACATCTCGCTATCTCTCTTTTAGCAGTATTCCCTCTTAGTACTGAGGACCATCTTCCGGGAGGTTTCATCCCATAATCCTCGATATTTTTAAGTATAATGTTGGCTAATTTATCTATTTCTTCTTCGGGACAATTACTGTAAGTATAGATATCGTCCCGTATAGACAATAACATATCACTTCTTTTCATTAACAACCTCCGGCTTTAGCTTATAATAAACAACAATGCCAATAAACACTAGATTCAACCCATAGTTTAATATTAACGGTAAATCCCATTTATATAGTACATATGTTAACGTAAGTATCTCGCCTAATCCCCAGATTATCAGAAATAATCCATCAACTCCATTACTATGTTTATCTCTTAACGATCTCCATGCTAAAGGTACTGCACAAATTGCGAGCAATATACTTCCAATCCAACCGTTAAATTCAAATATTTCTTGCACTATTTCTCCACATATAACTTACCGTTACGTTTATATATCAACTTATCTTTAAGTATCTTCTCTGCTAACTCAGTTTCATTAATACCTTTAGTTTCTCTAACTAAACCGTCAATCATAGCCTCTGCTACTAGTTCTAAATAAGCCTCACAAAAACTACCAATATCTTTGTCAGAATATCCAGCATCCTTCAAAGCATTAAACATCTTCCTATTTTTTGTTACCATAATCTCTCACATATATCCATTTATCTGTTTTCTTAATAATATCGTTTTTAAACATCTTTTGTGCTAGTCTGGTATTTCTATACCTGTCAAAATTATATACATCTTTTATATAGCTGTCAATAACATCGTTAGAAATATTATTCATTGAATATGAAAATTCCCACATTATAGTATAGAATATACCATCTGCTCTTTTTGAAGTAGGCTCGAAGTCAAATTCAACGAGCCTATTCTTAATTCTAGCGTATAGGTGATCTATACCTGACATTACCTAACCGTATTTTTCTTAGTTGATTTTCTAAGATTAAGATTCTCAGTACCTCTAGATTCTGCTCCACATTTCTTACATTTGTATTTTTGATACTTTGCGCTAGGAGTATAAGCAAACCCACTCTTTTTGAACTTATTATGTCCACAAGTACATGAATCGTTATCTTTGTAGGTATTGAATATTCTAGCTGATTCCCAAGGCAACATTTGTACAAATAATTCCTCTAATGAAGTTACATCTAGAATGTTATATTCTTTCATCTCTTGGAATGCTTCTTTGTTTCCTTTAAGACATTCTTTCCACATTGAGAAGCCCGGAAACTTACCATGTGACGACTTCTTAAATTCCGTACATAATGAATCAGTTAAGTACTGAAGCTTGTTAGAAAGGAATCTGAAGTGTTTCTTAGCCATCTTTTTAGTATCCATACGTTTATATGAACTTGGTGGCTTTAAGCCGTTCTTAATAACTCTAGCGTTCATAACTTTAACGTCAAATGAGTCAGAATTATGACCAACGATAATATCAGCTTCATCTACTAATTTAAGTAATGATTGTACTATCCTTTTATCGTCTCTTAAGTTCTTTTGACCGGAAACATCGTCATACATGACTTTATCATCTCCAAGCCATTTAGCTGACCAAGATAATAGTGATGATTCTTCTTTAACCATACTTAAGCCAATATTTTGATCCCATAGACCCCAAACATATGCTTCAATAGGCGTAGTCTCTAAGTCAAATAATAGAATCTTTGGACCTGCTTTCTTGCCTTTAATAAACGACTTCTTAGCACTTTTAAATCCACCAATAAGGTTTAATTCTTCCTTATTAAGTCTATCTTCTATATCAGTATCAACTGAGATTCTAACATAGTCGTCTCTCCTAAGTTCAGTAGGGCATACATCTAGTACCTCTCCTACTTGATTCATAGTATCTACGAATCTTTGTTTAATCTGTTTCAGTTTCTTACTCATCTAATTCTCCAATAGTTTAAGCTTTATGCTTAATCCGATTACTAAACTAATTTTGATTATAAATAGATTTTTTTGTACTGTCAAGCTAAATATGCATGGCACACTTAAAAATGTTGTTTTTTCAACACCATCAAATGTCTGTACCTCTGTATTTATCCCAAAAGTTGGATATAATACTTTAGCTTCAAATTCAATTTCTTGGGTATTTTTACTAACTTTCAATTAACAACCAACCTTCATGTTCGATAGCATCTGGATACATCTTACGTGCTAATCTAGTATCTTTGATAGATTCGTACAGTAAGTCACCTTTTAATATAAGATATAAACTTGCTCGAACATTAGCGTAATTTCTGTTGAAATATGTATGTGAAAATATGTCTTGATGTACTTGAGATATGTCGTCAAATTCTACTACTTGGATCATAGCTGACCAATCTACGCCAACTGTGTAATCTCTACAGATATCTGCTTGGTAAATCTTACCAGTTGAACCTAGTTTGAAATATACTGGTTTACTCATCGTCTTTGATCCATAACATACCCTCTTTTTCTGGAGCATTTGGATATAGTTTCTTTGCTAGTCGTGTTGATTTTACTCCGAAAAGTAATTGTTCTTTATATAAGTAACACTGGTTTAGAAGTTCTCCGGAATACTCGTAGCTAATACTAAATCCTTCATCGTCAAGAATCTCCCATAGACCATTAGCCCATCCTGCTTCAAAATCCTCTTCAACATTAATTACATCATTAATATTAAAAGGAAAATTAGGTTCATGTTCATCGGACGAATAACTTATCCACATCGCTTTCTTCACTTCAAAACTTCCTTAGCAATATAACCAGTTAATACAGCTCCAAAACTGAAGCTTATAACGTAACCAATAGTACTCTTGATCTCTAAATCTGACAAAGCATCCCTAGTTTTATCTAACTCTTTTCTATATACTGAATGTCTAATATCCATTAATTCTACAGTACCTTCTAATTTAGCTATTTTAAGGTCTTTTAAACGTAACTCTTTCTTGTTATTACTTGTATCTACAAACTGCTTATTCGTCAATATAACGCCCTCACAAGCCACTGTATCATTAGCTGATACTTGTGTAGGGTAATCGCATCCAATGCCGTTAGAAGCGTATACAAGAGCTGCTAGAAGCAGTAATGTCTTTATTAGTTTAATCATCCTTCCTTCCTATTGTAAATAACACCTTATCGTTATTATTAAGTAACCCTACTATTAAGCCTCCAAAACCAAGCGCAGCTAATAAAAACATTATAATTATATCATCTACCTTAACTTCCATATATCCGTTCTTATCACTAAATTGTCTAAAATACAAATAAGACCCAAATAATCCGCATATAATCCAAGCTATAACAAAAATAATCACTTCCATTCCTCCATAGAATCTTTAACATTATCGTACTCTTTTTCGAGTTCTTTGTCAATTTCTTTAATCTCTTTCTTTTTCTGGTTTATTTTCTCGTCTAATTCAGGTGTTTCTGATGTTTGAAAAAATGATAATAACCAGTTAAGTATTCTTCTAATGTAGCTCATACCAATGTCCTATTCTGTTATACTAGTACTATTAATCCTAACAATATTACTCCTAATGCTAAAATAGTCGAAATTGCTTGATAAGTTCTTATTTCGGAATGAGCTTCTAATAGCTCTTTAAATCTAGTTTGATGTAGTTCAAACGCCACTTCTCTAGATATTTCAAGTTCATCAATCTCTAAATCAGCTCTTTTAACGATATTTGCTAACTCATCAATCACTTTCTTATGACTGTGCTTTTCTCTTGGGTAAAACTCTTTTTCTTTTATTCTAAATTCAGACTCATATTTCATTATTTCTCCCTTTTTTCTTCTAAATATTTGATAGCATTTTTCATAACATCTACGTTATCTTTAAAGTGTCCTAATCCTTTATTACATACTTCACATAATATACCTCTAACATGCCCGTTACTGTGACAGTGATCTACAGCTAGAGCTTTACCGTTGTCTTCAAACCCTTTTCCACATATCTCACAAGTATCATGTAGTGATCTTTTATGTAAATCTAAAGCTTCTTTAAAGTCAACATTATAAACTCTCCTTATAAAATTAACTCTATCTCTTTCGTAGTTCCTTGCTTTTCCTGCTTTATCTATGAACCCTTCATCTCTTAGTCCATGTCTATGCCAAAAATCATCTTTATTCCTAGGATTGTGTCCTTTTCTACTCATCTGATCTACGTGTTTACAGTACCTGCAATTGCTTCTGTAACCTACAATTCCTTGTTTATTTACTTTTCCAGTTTTTCTAAAACAATCTAATTCTAAAATATCACCACAAACAGAACAACCTTTTTTACCTTTCTCTATAAGACTCCATTGTTCTTTTCTTGAAAATTTACCCATATTAATGTCCATCTCTAAAATTATCGCTAATTTCTGGCGGAGCTTTCAGATCAACTGATAGCTCAACAACCGTTGTCATTCTATATTGCACTATTTCTATAGCTCTGTCAAGATCTAAATCAGATACGTTAACAATAATCTGATCATGTACTGTTGCACATACGTAACCGTCTATATTCTCGTCCCTAAAATCCTGCATAATCAGTATCATGGATTTATTTACAATACTAGCCGATAATCCTTGAATCTGAAAGTTGCGGCTATTATTTATACCATTCTTATAATCAAGGTACATACCTTTAACTTCTTTAGATGCTTCAAATCCACCAAGTTTCTTAGCTACTTGTTTTTCAAGCTTTTTACGGTATTTAAAATTAAGTAATTTCTCACCATGTTCAGCATGTAGCTCTTTAACCCTATCTAAGTGCCTAATACGTCCAGTTTGCGTCTTAACGAATCCTTTGTACTGTGCATCTCTCTTACTCTTCTGCATCCACTTCTTAAGCTCTGGAAACCCGTCTAAATACCCATCATATAGCTTCTTAGCTTCCTTCTCATCCACTTCTAATGTCTTAGCTAGGGCATAAGGTGTCATGCCATATGGAACGCCTAGACTATAAGCCTTAGCCTTCTGGCGTAATGGTTTGTTTAATTTCCCAAGGTAACTTTCGGACTTCTTATCCGCACTAAATTCCCCAAGCTTCTCTGTTTGAATAGCAATAGTACTATAAAAATCATGACCTTTACGGAAGATATTTCTCAACCCATCATCACCTGATACATGTGCAAATACATGTGGCTCTAACGACTCATAATCGGCATCAATAAACTTACGACCTTCACCAGCGACAAAGAACGACCTAATAGCATTGTTATATTCAAGTACTAATGGTGATAGTTCTCCATCTTCTTTAGGTCTTGGTAGCTGCTGTGCGTCAGAACTATATCGTCCTGATAATGTTCCATGTTGTTTGTAATAAAAGTAATAATTACCATCTTGGTTATTATCCAAGAATCTATCGATATATGCTGACTTGATCTTAATTAGCTTATTGTAGTCACTAAGGTCATTAGCCCAAGAAAACTGATTATCAGCTAAATATTGAATTAAAGCATCGTTAAATTGTGGCGCACCTTTTAAGGTCTTAGTTAAAGGCTTAACTTTCATGTAATTAAATACTATTTCACCCATTTGCTTTTTAGATGAGATATTGATTTTACCACCATTATGTTCTTCCCATAATTCAACTGAAATACTTGACATATCTTGAGCAGGTACTAACCAACCATCTTTCTCTACACAGCCCGGATACATCTTACGTGCTAACCTTGTATCTTTTACCTTAAATTCCGGCTCTATATTACTCTCTTTTAATAAGAAGCTTTTAGCGTCACTATCTGGTAATTTCTCAACATTCTTTCTGGAAATACTGTACTTCCCTGATGCTGATTTTGGTAAATCTAGTCCGAATTTCTCTACCACTCTTTGAGCGTAGTTTCCAGTAGGTTTTGGCGGATATTTAGTCTTAGCTACTTCTTCTAACCATGCTTGTACTTTAACGCTTGTTAATAAGTCTGCAACAATAGCATCATGTAATTTAACTATATCTTGCTCTATCTTATGTTTGTAGTATTTAAGTTTATCAATATCTAATTGTACTGGATTAGATTCCATTGTCATTGTTACATACTTATATAAAGGCATAACTTCTTCATCATAAAAGAAGTCCTCTAATTCCTCTTTTTCAAGCTTTTCTCTGAATAGGTTTGCAAGTCTTAATGTAAGGTCTGCATCGGCTGCGGCATACACACCCATAACGTCTAGATCAGCCTTATACATCTCGTACTTAGCTCTAGTAGTTGTACCGCCATTCTTAGCTACGTTCTCTTTTAAGGCTATCTGCTCTTTGTTAGCGTCTTCTGCTACATCTAGTCCAATCTCTTCTTGGTACTGGATTGCACAGCCTTTTAAGCTAAATTGACCCTCTTCTTCTACTGTATGTTTCATTAACATAATATCTGCGAATAATTCTTCTGTAAGGTCTATATCGAAATAATCTCTGGTGAATCTAACGTCGAAACTACCGTTCCACATCAGTAACTCTTTACCTTTTAACGAATTTAAAATGGAGGATATTTTACTGAAGCTGAATACTTCGACTAGTTTATTTTTGGTAGTATCCCAAGTTAAATGTGGAATATAATATGCTTCACCTACTTTACCGCATACTGAGAACCCTATAACCTTTTCCTTAGTAGGAATAAGTCCAGTAGTTTCTATATCGTATGCTAATATATCGTAAGTATTTATATGTGTTATAGCTTCTGCTAATTTCTTTATATTATCAACTATTACTAGTTTACGTTCTTTCACTATTACCTCATTATTAATAAATAACCATCTTCAGTTTCCTTAAAATCTGGATACATTTTACGTGCAAGTCTGGTGTCCTTTACTTTTGTGTCAATTAAAAAATATCGTTTATGTGTAAACCTCTTGGTAATATTGAATTCAGTTTCCTGTACTTTATTATGAGCAAATACAGTTCCGATATAATTACCAGAATCTTCCTTTTCTATATACCAATACATACACTCTGGCCAATTCTTAAACCTTACTTTCCTGCCAACCCAACTTTCACTCACCATTCCTCCTTGGTATTAAGCAAAATATACTCAATACTAACATACTAAGTATAAATCCGTCAATATCATTTTCATATAATCTGTAAATTGCTGACAGTATTACTACAACGAAATAAACCTTATGTCTACTCGTCATCTTCATCTGTATCAATTAATATTGCAAATTCAGCATAATATAGTACATATACATCTCTAAGGAAATTAAGATCCTCTTCATCTAACACTTCTTCTGAGTAATTCTTGAAAAGAATATGCTCGATCTTTTCTGCCTCTTTACCGTCAATAGCATATCTTAATGAACCAACTTCATCAACTAGACTATCATCATCTAATTTCTCAACATCTTTTTTCAACCTACTGATATCTAAATTAATATCTGTGTACGTTAACATCATTTCATTAAATAGATCCATTATTCCTCCAGTATCAACATTCCGTTTTCTTCTTCAGCATTCGGGAACATTTTACGTGCTAATCTTGTTGCTTTAACTTCTATATATAGAGGAGTAGCGTATTTTTGAAATGTAGATACGCTCCAAATGTCTTCAATACCGCATCCATCTATCCCGAAGACTCTTCCTTCTACTTCGTCATAATTAGTGACGGTAAACGTATAATTATCACTAATTACTTCAATAGCATATTTCCACCCAACTTTAATCTCCACAACCTCTCCTAATCTCTTCCAAATAATCATTCATATGTTTTTTAATACAACCTCTATCTGGTAAGTATTTATGCATAATAGTTTTTGAACACTTATCTTTAAAATACCTTTCTTCGTGACCAAGTTCATTACATTCACAATGTCTAAATTCATGAGCTACTAATAAAAGCTTCTCACCATGATTTAGATACTGCCATGCTTCTTCTACTATGTCAATCTCTTTTCCTAAGTTTTCTAAAGTAAATGTACATACTCCTAATAAATTCGGATCTTTATCATTAAACTTTCTATATCCAATGGTTATCTCTTTATTACCAAGCTTCCCTTTTGATATCTTTTGAACATACCCACGATACTTCTCCAATTCTGGAGTAAGTTTAGTGTGTATAGGTTTGCTTTTGATAACCCCATGTGAACAGCCTGAATAGAGTATTCCGCAAACAATACCTATTAGTCCTGCTCTAATATATCTAATAACCATCGTCATCATCAGCGTCCCTTTTAGTATCTCTTAATAAATTCAAGGCAAATCTCTCATCATCTCCCATCTCGAAAATAGTCTGGGTCTTACCTATCCAGCCGAAGTCTCTTTGAAATAAAGCACCATTACGATTCTTAACACAATTAACGCTGAAATACAGATCATTCTCTGGATTCTCTGAGCTATAGCCCGGTCTATGACACGTTAACATAGCTGTAACTGCTTGTGCTACCATTGATGAACCTTTTGCTGCATTATAGCTTAATAGCGGCTGATCTGGCTTAGAGCTAATCTTATTAGGTTGTAATAGTACTACAACTACCCTTCCTTCATTAGCAATCTCTCTAAGTCCGTTAACAGCTTCTAAACTTTTAGCTGTAGCATCTGCAACATCAACTTGTACTAGCTCTAAATAATCAATTACAACTAGTCCCATCTTCTCACCCATCTCTTCTTCTTTCATCTCAATTGACTTCTTAAGGTCACTAATTGATTGTCCAGATTTAAAACAGAATGATACATTCTCATACTCGGTATTTAAGATTCCTCTAAATTCCTCAATCTTCTTTTTATCTTTATCTTTGAAAAATTGGAACATTTCATCTTCAGTATAACCTGTATGTCTTTGTATTAGTTTCTGGTAAACATTTAGTGAATACATATCGTATGAACCGAAAAAGCACTTAGAACCTTGCTTAGAACAGTTATTTAAGAATGTAATAGCGAAACTAGTCTTACCAATTCCCGGTCCGGCTAGTAGTCCGATTAAATGACCCTTTCTAACTTTTAAAGCATTATCTAAACTTGGAATACCAAACGTCATAGTATGTTCATCAATATTAGTTGCATAATTAACGAAATCATCGAACTTATCATCGATACTAACTACATCACTAGCTATCTCAGCATATTCCTTTCTAGGTATCCCTAACTCTTCAAAATAAGCTTGTAACTGAGTTGGAAAGTGATCTTCTGAGTAACTACCATTATTCCAAGTAGCTTTGTAAATTTGCTCAATAACCTTTTCCCAAATCTCCTCTTTCTTAAATTTATCTTTACCATATCTATCTGACTGTAAATCAGCGGCTGCTTTCAGGGCATAATAACACTGTTCTTTCAGTAACCCTTTATTCTTTAAAGTAGCTCCTAAAATCATCAATGAATTACTTCTATTTCCATTTGGAAAGAATCCTTGAGATAATGCTAATTTCCAAGGCTGTAACTTGTACGGATTAGACAAATAATCAAGCGTTTCCGTAGTCTCAATATTCTCGGCTTTATCCTTCTTTATAACACTCTCTGTAAGCTTCATAAACGACTCTATAGGCTCTATTTTAGACGGTTTAAGGTAATCGTACTCGTCTTTAGCTAAGTCCTTTATATCGCCAATACTGAGCGTCTGAAGCTCCTTAAATGTAAGCTCTGTTTTACGTAATTGGGTCTTTGGATGGACACTTCCTTCAATCCTGATAATTCTGTTAGCATTGTAAATACTTGAGTCAAAAGAGTCCAGATCGCCAGCTAATTTAATAGCTAACGACCTAGCTTCTTCTGGAGTGAATGTTTCAGTTGTGTGTAGGGCTAAGTGAAAACCCTTATTTCCTGAAAGGCACGTTTTGATTTGATTGGAGGTAATCTCATAGTTTGCCAATCGGTTCACAACCTCAATAGTATCTTTTCTTGCAACTTCAATATCTTCATTATCTAAATCGAAGTAGATTATATCTGTAGTAACGTCTGTAATTCCCGCTACTGACTTGTTTTTATCAAATAACTTCTTGTGATCTTCATTGTACTGATATGCTGAAATATAAGCTTCTCCTGCTTTATATTTGTCTAAATCAGCCCCTTCTGGGATTAATGTTCCTTTGTCTTTTAAACTCGTACATACTCTGTGGTATTTAGCCATCATTTTCTTCCTCCATATTTATTATTGCTTTTGCTGTTGCGTGTGCCATTGTTTGTTGAATTGATCCAACATTCTGTTCTTTAACTATAACATCTGTTCCTTTATAAAAAGCCATGTGTATTCCCCACTCATCTCTATCCATAGTGAAGTCTTTTTTTAACTTCTCCCAAACAGGCACAAGTGCGTCTAGAGATTTTGTGTATAAGTCTTTTTCCATATACCCCATATCGTCCATTATTTTAGTCGTACCATCGATCTCTACTTCGATAGGATCGCCTATATACTCGGCTATAATCTTATTCACTTCATTATCGGTCACTTTTCCTCCTAGTAGCCATATTCTTTTCCGTTATATATATCTTCTAATATTCTATCTGGATATACTCTTATTCCTTTATTTTCACTACAACCAATTGTAAATGTAATTTGGTTGCTTGTACTTAAATGACTTATATCTTTCTTACATACATCATATGGTGGTACATAAGTTGGTGAGTTCGTAATTGTTAAAAATACGTACAATATAGTATCTAACATTCTATAACCAACATACCGTCTTCGTCAACCTCTGCTTTTGGATACATTTTTCTAGCTAGTCGTGTGTTATTTACTTTCTCCAGTTTTTTAAACCTTCCGTTTGTAAACCATCTATTTACTCCAACTACTCGTATATATTTACCGAATTCTTCGCCCTCTATTGTATAAATATTATGTAATTTCAGTGGCAAAGGTATTGATCCTGAAACATCTACACATCTAACTAAATCTCCAACTTTAAATTCCATACTACCTCCAAAACCAATCTAACATGAATACAACCACCCGTCAACTTCTAAAACATCTGGAAACATCTTTTTTGCTAATCTAGTAGCTTTAAATCTCTGTATCTTATCCATAATCCCAGAATGTTCAATACTGCAACTATAAACGTCTTGGTATTTTTTAGAAATAACCTGATATTTTCCTGCAAACTCATATACTACTGGATCACTATATAAATAGAAATTCTTACCTACAATAACACAATGTAATGTTTCTGGGAACATATAATTAGTTCCAAGTTCCATAACAACGTCCATCATTCTCTTTTTCGGAAAATGTTTATTAGAAAAGAACTGTAAATTACTATTAATATCTAATTTTTTATTAATCATATTGAAACTTCCAATTTCTTCATTAAGTCCTGTAATATATGGTAAGTCAACTTTCGGACCAACAGTCTCATGTGGAACCATTCCTAAAAACTCAGCTTTATTACAAACTATTAATTCTCCAAATTGTGTGTAAAGTTTTATCACCTACCCTCCAATATAAACATACTACCAAAATGATTAATAGCATTTGGAAACATCTTTCTTGCTAATCTCGTTGGTTTAGTTTCTTCAACAACCTCGTTTAATTCAACTGTTACAAAGTACTCTCCGCTAGGATAATAAAATAGATTTAACTTATCGTGCCAAGGCTCTCCGTAATAGACACCTCCAAACGCCGACTCTTTTGTTGCCCAGTCACCTTCGTATTCATATCCAACATACATATACTTTTTCATACATCTACCTCAATTTCATAATAAGCACCTAACCTATCGATATGCTCTTTTGCTTCCTCTTCTCCGTTCTTCCATAAGTAGTAATATACAACTATTAATGGAATCATACAAGATGCACCGTAATCTGTAACAGCTTCTTGGCTGTATCCAACTTTTGAGAAGTGTCTTAATATATCTTTTTCCCTGCGTTTGTATAAACCTACGCTTTGGCTTAGTTTCTTTTTGATGATAACACCTCAAATATTTCACCGGATTGTGAAAGTAACCCTAACCATATTAAATTAAATACAACGGTAGACATTGCTAACCAATCTGGCGGAGTATGTGGATATACCATAATCAGTATAAATAGAGGTAAAACTGATAATATTATAAACCCTACTAGTAATAGCATACCTCCTACTACTATTAAAGGAAACATTATTGCATTTATTAAAATATCTTTCATAACTCCTCCAATTCTTCACAATTAATCTCATATGAATAACTCCATTTTCCGTCTAAATCAACTGAGGGCATATGGATAACTTGATCTACTTTAAAGGGAGGATAAACGGTATCAATACGGTTTCTATATATTATAATATCACCTACTCTAGGAATAGTCTCCAATTCCCAATAATGATCTTCCCAACCGCTACATGTTACTTTAATATTCATAACTCCTCCAAGTTCCTCCATTAGATAAGAAGCAGGGAGTGGAGGAACCCCCTGCATTGTTTGACTCTAGCTCTCAACAATTTAGTTGAAAGGTAGGTATTAGCTTTCCATTTTAACAGAAACGAAGCTACTAGTCGGAGTTGTTCCGGCTTTTAACTTACCAATAGTTTCTTCTGCTTTTTCTTCTGTAACCCATCCTTGCTCAATTTTAAACGCAAATGAATCCTCAATCTTTTGAATATTTGCAGCACCTAAATAACCTTTCTCATTCACTGGAACTTTAAGTACTTCAGTTACAGTATCACCATTAGATACATACTCTCTTGTTACTTGAATTTCTTTAATACTTGAATCAAAACTTAAGAATGGTCCGTATTGTCCCTTTCTAATGCTACCCAATTGTACTGTCTTTTGCTTCTTCGCCATTTTCGTCTCCTTGTTTTTGTAGTTCGGCTATTGATTGTAATTCTGCTTGTAGATGTAATCCCCTTAAGGCAACTAAATCTTTAACAAACAATTCTTCTTTTTTACTGTAAACATTTACTGCATTTGGATAATCGATAATTGCTTTAATCGATCTTTCCAGTTCAGATTTGCTTAGTTCTTTTATACTTGAATGTAACTTACTTGTCAAGTCATTAATTCCAAGTTCAATTCCTCTTTGCAAATCTTCGTACGCTTGTTCAATGCTATACGCTTCTTTTTCTTTAGACATGGACATTCTCCCCTGCTAATCTATACATTAAATATAACATTTCTTTCTCAGGCGTTATACGTTTACCTTTTTTTCTTTGTGTTGCTTTCCAAGACTTTAAGTTCCATAGAATCTTATTCTCTTCTCTGTACTTAGCTTCATAAATCCTCTTATATTCCCTATAGTACGGATTATTCTTCTGGTACTTTAATATAGCCTTCTTGTTCTTTTGATAACTAGATGTCATCAAATGCCTCCTGTGTTGGCTCTTGTTTCTTTTTTGGTCTTCTAAAACTATCTTTACTTGAACTTGCTGCTACTGGTTTCTTTGGTGCAGCTTTCTTGCCACCTTTAGCTTCATCAGTATCTGCATCTTTATTATCGTCAATCAAGAACAATCCGTTAAGTGCGTACTTCCTAGCATATGAACTTGTAGCTCCTGTTAACTGTGCTGAATCCATACCTTTCTTAGAGTCTGACTCTCTAGCATATGATGATACTGATATATTATGCTCACCATCTGAAATCGTCGCTGTAGCCTTGATATAAACCCTATCTAAAGCAGGTAGTATCTCATCATCAATTACTAGTGTTAAGTCTCCCAGAAGCGGTTTAACAGCCTCTAAGATATCCTCACAGCTTCGGTAGTTGTAGTTTCCAAAACTATTGCGTTGATTCTTTGGTGCATGTAATGTACTCTGAATCTTTGCTAGTTTCTTTGTTAATTCTTTACTCATTTTTTCTTCCCTTTCCTTAGTTTATTTTTTATAGTATACACTTCATCTCTTATTTCAAAAATAATAGCTATTACATATGATAAAAATAAAAGTATCCCCACACTTGTTAATACTAGAAATACAAACCCTAATGTCTCTAAAAAGTAGTCATTCACTATTGTTCTCCTTCGTAAATACTGTCAATACCGTAAAATTTAGATACTTTATCTGCTAACCTTCTTTCAATACTATTCAGTAGAATCTCTTCTTCCTGAGATATTAAGTTACCATCTACTAACTTCTCTGTCAACCCGTTAATTTGAATTAGTGCCATTTTTGCACTATTAAACTTAGGTAGTACTTCTGATGCTGTAGCAATTACACTTCCATTCTCGTCAATACCTAGAATGTCTCTTGCAACACTCTCTACATCCTCTGGACTTCTACCTTTACCACGTAAGTCTTCTAACCATTGTGCTTCTCTAATCTTTAACTGTACGTCTTGTTCTTTAGCTTCTAAAGCTGTTTTGTTAATTTTACTCATCGCCATTATCTCCTTTTGAGTCTCTAGTCATTGTTCTTAATTTATTATCAGCTCTACCAAAAGCCATATAATTCTGTTTACCATTATCTCTTGAATCTACTTCAATGTCAACAACAACTGCTTCCCTTGTTTCTAAACTAAACTTAATGGATACGAACCTATTCCCAACAACTGATACAGCCTCATAAGGCATATCCTCCGCTTTCTTCTCTAAGTTAACTTCCTTCTTAGTTTGTTTCTTTAAGAATTGTTTGATTTCTTTTAACAAAGCTTTATTCTCTCCTGCTTTTTGAGAATCTGTATCGATACTCAGTACTTCTTCTAAACTTTCCATTATTTCTCCTTTATCCGTAACATTCCGTTATCTAATACTTCTGCATTTGGGTATAACTTTCTTGCTAATCTTGTATCTTTTACGTCTATTGTTACTAAATATATAGGACCGCTTTCTATTGCGTCCTTTAGATTGTATTTATCAACAAAGTCATAACCTCTTTCACTTATCCAACTTATAAAAACAATTCCAGTTTTATGATTAACCTTCTCTATTGTGTAGATCAAATCAGTAAAGGGTTTACCTTTCCATTTAATTTTACATCCTTCAGTTATCGCACTAATGTCTGAAACTCTACTCATTTCTTAACCTTCTTTAAATCAACCAATATATTATCATCAAACTTATCATAATGACATAAACTATAGTACTCGCATTTTTTGCCCCAGAAAATACAACCACCTTTTAAATCTGGATTGAACTTCTCCTCTCTAATGTTATACAGTACTTCCTCATAATCGTCAAGTAGATTCTCTGTAAAGTCTTCACATGTACTACCTTTCAATATATTAATCCTAACTCTCGGATCTCTTTTCCTAATATTCTTCTCACAAACAATATACGCAATATTCTCAATTTCCTTATAATAAGCATATAAATGTAATTGATCTGATTCGTCCAAATCCTTAGCCTTATAAGCTTTACTTGCAGTCTTATTGTCAACTACATACTTAGCACTAGGATCATCTACAAAGCTTGCTACGAAGTCAATAACACCATCTATAGAGTCACCTGATCCATTAGGTAAGTTAACTCTCTCTTGTATACTAAATACCTCATGAATTTGAGGCATAATATCCTTCTCATATAACTCAAGAATCATCAGTCCTTTTTTTCTAAGGCTGTACCAGTTCATCAGGTTAAAGCTAAGTGTATCTGCTTCTGATATTTCTGGAGTCTTTTTCTTCTTCTCAGCGTGATACCATTCAACATGAGCTGAACAGTAATCTAAATCATGCCCTATGACCTCCAAATCTTCCTCTGAGAGCATCGTAGCATCATAGTCTGCCTTACTGTATGCACAGTCTTTAAACGTCGGTATATAGACATTCTGCTTGTTATATTCAACATCAGTCATGTACTTAATGAATGTTTCAACTGAAGTTAATTCCATCAACTCTTTCTCAAGCTTATTATGATTCTTTTTCTTATCCAGTAACATTCTGTTTAAAGCCTCATCTACTGCTACTCCAAAGAAAAGCGGGCTACCATATACTTTAGTTCTGTACTTATAATTATAATGGAAGTTATACCTAGCTGGACATTCATGGTACTTTCCACGTTTAGTATTACTTAGTTTTATTTTACCCATAACCATTCCTCAGTTTCTTTTAATATATCTTCTTTTGGTATCACTTTCAATGCTAATCTTGTTTTTTTAATTGGCTCTACTGATTCAAAAGAATGTTCAAATCCCCAATTGAATTTAACACCAACAGGATATTTATTCAACGATTCCATTATACTTTCAATATTGATATTATCTCTAAAGTACCCTTCAAATTCTTCAGCAATAACATTTCCTAAACTAGCATTACCACTTAAAATTCTAGCTACATACCAATCTTTAGCATCAGATTTAGCATCTTCCCAATTTGAAACACATGCTATTTCTAACACCCAACCATGTCTAGTAACGATATCACCAACTTTAAACTTAGACATATAACCACTTCCCATCTTCTGACTCATTAGCTTTTGGATATAACTTCTTTGCTAACCTTGTGTTAACTACTCTACAATGTTTGAACCTACTAGAATCTACTGGAAATATTTTTCCAACATCATATTCGAAATCTTTAGATTCAATAACTTCAACGTACATATCGTCGCCGACTTCAACCGTACCTTGTGTATTTATCGGAGGATATTCATTTTCTGAAATAAACCCAACAACCTTACATATATTCTCTCTATTCGTAATACCGTAGTGATTATCCTCGTTACCAATAACAATATCACCAACTTTAAATCTACTTACTTCTTCCACACTATTCTCCAATTATAAACACCAAAGCTAACTCTAACCACAAACTCTCTAAAGTGATTATGTACTATAATACCATAGTCTTTGTTATATTCTGTACTCTTGCTTAATCTAATATCCACCAATCACCTTCTTTATGTCCTTTCGGGAATAACTTCTCTGCTAATCTTGTATATTTGTATTTTGCTAGTTCTAGATCACTGGATTGTCCGTACTCATTATATATCATAGTTCCTGCTTTTATACTATGTTCATGTGTCCATACAGAACTATTCGATAACTTCCAACAATCTGGTGAAACATCAAGATCCTCTAGTAAAAATCCATAAGTATCTTCCATTAGTATTTTAAATAAATACGGTTTGTCTTTAAACTTAACCTTATCACCAACTTTAAATTTCATTTAACCTCCAACTTTATTCTATAGTAATCCTTCACCTGCGTCAACTCTATTTGTAAATCTTTCATAGTTAGCTGATCTTCGAAGTCTTTGTACTTCTCTTTAAAGTAAATAGTTGAAATTCCTGCTTGCTTCATTCTCCTCATACATGATTTACATGGACTTAAAGTGCAAACTAAATAACAGTCTTTAGTACTAATGCCATTTCTAGCACAGTTTAATATCACGTTCTCTTCCGCATGTATCATGTACTCATACTTCTTTGGTCTAGTCGTAGGCAATGCTGTCATAGTATTCCTTACGTATCCGTTATAACCTTGTGCTATAACTTCTCCGCCATCTATCTTAACTAGTACTGCTCCTACTTGTTTCTGTGTATCTGGAGAGTTCTTAGCTATTACCTCAGCTTGTTTCATATAGTTTTGTAGTTTATAGTACTTCATATATACAACCAACCATTTTCTTCAACTGCTTTTGGATACATTTTCCTTGCAAGTCTTGTATTCTTAACTCTAGTATAAACGTCTAACTCGTCTTCAAAATAAGGATAACCTTCAGTACCTTCTATTTTATATAAATCATACTTACCAATATATTCAGTAACTTTTCTAAATACACCAACTTTATCGCCTTTTAGATTTTTACCCTGTTTAATAGAAACATAATCTCCGACTTTTAACATTACCTCTTAATCCCAATTGTATCATAATTACGTCTAAATATCCTAGAACATACCTTCTCTGCCTCTGACGCACTAATCCCATTATTCTCTACCAACCTTAACACACAACGCTCTGTGCGGTCTATAGAGGTACTACCACCACGCTTTACAGGTAATCCTGAACACGCTGTAAATCCTATCATCATTAGTACTAGTAATATCTGCTTCATTTTTTCTCCTTTTCATATTGTTTTTTCATGTTTTTAAATATCTCTGGGTACCTATCAATTAACTTGTTGTGTAACCAGATAGCAAACTTTATCTTTTCTTTTTGTGACACATTCTCCCCTATAAGTTTTTACTGTTGGGCTTTATTCCTTTATACTCTAAATTCTCTTGTTTACCTCTAATAGTCTCTACCAAACTCTCACCTAGATAATGATTCTCCTCACTTTGTTTATCAATTCTTAATATAGAGTACATTTCCATCCTATTCCTAGCCGTTCTAGGCAGTACCATAGCGTAGTACCCACAGTCTAAGCATATGCCTTCATTGTCTACTAAAACCTCTCTAAAGCCCTCTGCACCGTTTCCTTTAGCCTGTTTATTACAAGTACAATAGTAATATACTTTTTTCAATACTTCCTCCTTTTTAAATCTTTAATCTTAGTCTCAAGTTCAACAATCTCATTCATAGTATCATATATCTGATCCTGATAATCGTCAATCTCTGAATTATGTTTCTTTTTAAGCTCGTCTATTTCTTCTTGATATCTATGTGTTAATACCCAAGAAAATATCGAAGCTAGTAATACTAACATTAATAACCAACTCATCCTCTAATCCTTAATTTACCGTTTTCAAGTACCTCTGCTTTTGGGTATAGTTTACGGGCTAGTTTAGTGTTATTTACTATTGTAAATAGTAATATAGTGTGTCCGTTTCTCATAGTCCTTCCCATATGACTTACAGATATCTCATTTTCAAGACTAGCTGAATATCTATACGAATATAGCACAAATCCTTTTTCAGATATACTTTCTATCCTATATTTAATAGAGGAGTTTACTAATATATCACCAACTCTTAAATCCTCAACTTTTAACATAACACCCACCATTTACCATCTTTATATCCTTTTGGGTAGACTTTCTCTGCTAGTCTTGTATATTTATATTTTATTTCTATATCAACTTCTCTTAACGAACAGTCAGTATACCCATGTTCACCTTCTGGCATACTATTCCATTTTATCCCATAAATGTGTGTGGTATAATCGTCATAGATTTCGAGTATAGTACCAGATCCTTTATCACATATATGAGCATACAAATCGTTATGTTTGTAATATTTACTATCTTTTCGTAAAGTAACTACATCACCAACTTTAAATTTTGACATATAACCAACCGTCCTCTTCTTTGTATATTTTCTTACACATTTTCCTTGCTAGTCTTGTATCTTTAACTTTGTCATATGCTAATGTCCAATCTGATTGTTTTGGCATATAATGATAGCTATATTTATCGTCTAAATTAAGAGCATTAATTTGTTTTTTAAATCCGTAGTCTGAAATAAGTCTTTTTAAAGGAACCCCTTCAATATAATCATCTAACTTTATTACGTATATATTTTTATCCTCGCTATCTTTGAAATACCCTGCTATTTCAAAATAACACCCACTACTGTCTTTAAAATAATCTCCTACTTTAATATCGTCCATAATTACCTCCTACTTTAAATGTACCGTCTTACCAATTGGCGACGTATAACTTGGATTACCTGCAATTACCCATAAACTAGGAGTCTTATGATTCTTGAAAGTCTCCCAAAATTCACCGTCTGTAAGCATTATAACACCGTCGTACTTGTGTTTATCAGCATACTCTAATGCAGGAGTCATGTTAGTTCCTCCACGCCCTGTAATGGCAAATTTGTCCTTACCATCGTACTCAAATACGTCTTGGATCTGAGCATCACACTCAACAATGTCGAGCTTAGTTGATGGGTTAGCTTTCCAGATACCGTAAATTTCATTCAGTACCTTGTCAGTTCTATCACCGTACATACTTCCTGATGTATCTAGTACTACTAATATCCTTGCAACATAGTCCTTTTTGTTTCCTGAAAACTTAATCCCGTAACGTCTATTACGTTTACTTCTTGTTTTCTTTTTATCAGACCTAACACCACCACCAATAAATTGTCTAAGTAACCTCTTCCAATTCTCTTTAGGTTTCTTTCTAAGCTTTAACATTTCCTCTACTTCACTTGGTAGGTTTCCTGCTCCACTAGCTCTAGCGTCCTCAGCAGCTTGCTTAATCTTTTCGTCTAACATAGCTTGATCTAATGCGTCCATTTCTCCAAATTGACCATGATCGTCCATTTCTAAGTCACCTAGCTGTTGACCTAGTGATCCTTCACCTTGCTCTTGGTCGCCTTCTCCTGCATCCTCACGATCCTGCTTTTCCTGTTCTAAGAGCTTATAATAATAATCTGAGGTCATACCTGCCTCAAGTATAAAGTCCTCTGGTTGATGCGTTAAGAGCTTCCTAAAGCTATCTAAATCTACACCACCAATTTCCTTGATAATTGCACCATTTAACGATTGATTAATAGCACAATCTTGGGCAATATTTTCCATCTTGTGCTTAGTCATATTCTTCTCTTTAGCACCTCTACCTCTACTAATATGATCGTTAATAAGGTGCATACATTCATGCTTAAGAATCTCAGTAATAACCTCGTCACTATATTGCTTAATGAACTCAGTATTATATACCATCTGAATCCTTCCGCCTTTCATGCCAACTCCCATTGTTGGACACGTTGCGTTATCTACTCTTCTATCTACATGGAAGAATAAATGTGCATAGAATCTATCTGTCGGGTGGTTATATAACTTCGTAAGTAATAACTCGATTCTAGTTCTACCTTGTGCTACTTCTAATGCTGTTGGTTGTTTCTTTTCTTCACTCATTTTATTTATCCTCCATACGATAACTTAAGTACAATTAATAATAACACAGGTAACAGTATAACGCAAATCATTTGTCAACCACTATGTAATTTTTACCCACACTAACCACCTTACTCCTCCTAAACATTTTAACTTATTTTTCTCTGTTATCTTATACATTTTCTCAGCTAATCTTGAATAGTTAACTTCCTCTAATTTCCAGTGTACTCCGTAACCTGTCTTGTCCTTATAGTAACTACTAAAAACATTCCATATACCACTATTATATATCTGATATTGCATTGAATAATCTTCTTTATCTATATGTCTAGGTTTTATAATATCTTTTATCTCATAAATATAATTACCAAGATTCTCTAAATTACATTTATCAAACTTATGGTCAAGGAAATTCAACGTACCCTGTAAATTATTCAGGGTTGTGTAATATTCTGGTTCATATATTCTTTTCCTTTTATTTATCTTTGCCCATTGCGGAGTTTTAGTACCTCGTTTCCAATCTTTAAATGCTTGTTTTTTCATGCTGTTATATTTCATTTTTATCTCCAAAAAGAGCAGTTTCAAATCATACTCAGGATTGACCAATAACGTAGCTCCCATAAGAAATTCCTCTGTTTATCGTCGGTCTGGTCACTGGACTAAATTCAGTTTTAAGACTTGTGCTAGGTCTAGGAATTAACCTTTAATTAACTTCACTAACTCACTGTCACTCAATTGCATTTTACTAACAATACCTTGTAGTACTTTGTTAGTCATATTATTTCCAAACTCATCTGTTACGTTTATTGTATTACCTTTCTTAATCTCAACTTCTAAGTCAGATAATGATACATAATGACCATTATCACTTATCTCACCTTTTTTAGCATATAACTTTCGATTATGGTTATACCGTGTAATATTTACAGTCTTAGTTATCTTCATTTTCAGACTCCTCTCCAGATTCGTCAGAATCAATAAGCTCCTCAGTACTTTCATCTGACATAACTAGGTCTAACTTCTCGTTAATCTCATCATCGTCAATTAAAGCTTCTGCGAATGTCGTCATTAAAGCACCATTCTCGTCCTTATTTTCCTTTACTAAGTACACTACAAATCCCTTAAGAGTATCTAATGGGATCTGCTTAAGGAAAGGGGCTATATTCGGGATCTGAGCCTCTTCAACTTCGCCCTTACCTAACTTATGCTTAAGGTCTTGAAGTACCTTAGCGATACCACTGAGAGCCGTATAATCGAATCTAGTATGCGCCTCTGGATCTGTAAGTAGATCATCAACTGTTACGATATTACTATAAGTATCAGCAAAGTTTAAAAATGCTGTTGCAAATTCCGTACCAACGACTCCTTTTATTAACTCAAAAGTAACATTTCTATCAACGCCTAACTCTTTAGCAGTATCGTGAATAGCCGATGCCTTTGAGAATGATCTTGTATTAGTCTCTTTAACTTCACTATCGTCTGTAAAAAACATATCAGTATCAAAGTCTCCGCTAGTTCCAAAGAAAGTTTCATTCTTATTTAGGAAGTCTAACATCACGTTACTAACAGTTTCCGAAGCTCTACCGTAGTTTGTATACGTTTCTAAGCTTGGTGCAACCTTAACAAAGTTAAGTCTTGAACTCCATGCACTATCTGCAAAGTCTAGTACTCCTGCATAGTTATCCGTAGGCGGATTACACGTTGCTACTACCTTACAACCTTCGGGAAGTTTATACTCACCAATGAATGGGGCTTCCGACTCAATCAGTCCAAACAATGCGTTTGATACGTCCTTAGTTGCTCTGTTAATCTCATCAATAACAATCAAACAATTATCACCTTCAAAAGGTAGCCATTTAGGTCGCATAAATGCAGTAGTCTTAACTGCCTTACCACCTTTCTCGATAATCTCAAAGTCAGGTAGACCGATTAAATCTGCTGCATCAGCTAGTAATGCAGGTCTTAGGATAATATAATTTTCAAATCCTAGTTCCTTATAAGTTTGTCCCCAGATACTTGTCTTACCAGATCCAGATACTCCTACTAGGCATAATGTAGCTGCTTTACTCTTGAAACAAACCTTTGCGGCTTGTGGTATTTGTGTTAGTTTCATATGTTCTATCCTCCTGTTTGTTAAGAACAACTTAGTTTCTATAATTAATATACTCTACTTTTTAACTCTACGCAACATTTATTTTTCACCATGTAAATTTTTCCTATAGCTGTAAATGGCGTTGATATACTCCGTATTAACGTCTTTGCCGTGACCTAACATAGGGTACTCTCCGCTAATATAATCCTTTATATGGATAATCTCAGCGTTCTCAGCACTTATTTTTTCTATAGTAGCCTCAACTTCTTTTGTATAAAGAGAAACTGGCACACCATAACTGTCGCATCTTTTATATTGATCTGCAATTTCTTTGTATCTTTTTATTTTACTGTCAAGTAACTCTGTAAAATTTACATTAAAGTTATATCTCCTGATACTTGAATAATAAATACCGTCTATTTCATCTTGAGTCAATTTGTAATTTTCAACAAAATTATGATACTCTGTAAATTTTCCATGCCCTGTAACTTTTTCAATATTATCTTTTGAAAGTTTACAGACTCTATATCCTTTTCTATCTAAAAAAGATCTCATTGTTTCACTAATATCTTCTTTAAATCCTAAATAAATATACTTACTAACAATATCATCAAGTTTTTTATATATTCTACTCTGACCATAACAATATAATTCTGTAATAGTTATCTGCTCATTTTGTTTTTTAACTCCAGTTCTATTAACTTTCGGCACTTCTAAAGTACTTAAGTCTTTTGCTCCGAAAATATTAGCTATCTGTTTATTAGTAGTAACATATACAGTTTTATTCTCTTTATTCTCAACAAATTGTGTTAAGTAACCTTTTACTCTACGACTAACTTTTTGAACACTATCTCCGGTATTATCATAAAATACCTCGACATTATAGTTCAGTCTACTTTGATCTTCTTTTCTATATCTATAATTATATGGATACCTACCACCTGATTTAGAAGTATATACAGTGAATTTTTTACCATACCCCTCTAGCTCAATGAATCTGTTTTTAAACCGATAGTTACCATGTCTATAATTAAAAGGTATAGCAAAATCACTTAATACTTTAAGACTTTTAAAGATACTATCTTTATCAATATAATCATTAAGTTTAACGTCCATATGGTTTTTAATATAATCCATTGCTTCATTAACTTTATCCATATTATAAGCACTATCGTCTGGATTATCTGCTAATCTTTCTCTAGTCTCATGAATCCTTAAGTCCCCAGTATTGAAAAATGCTACTCTACTTCCGCTATAGTTCCATTGATTAGTATTAGCATTATAAGGGATACCGTCCACAACTACGAGATTGCCGTCTACGATGTTTGCATTATGAAACGCATAGTTAGACTTACCTTTTATTTTAAACAGCTTTAGAGGCTCTATTTCGTGGTTAAAATTAGGTCTATTTTCCCAAAAATAACAACACCTATCAACTGCTTTAATAAAACTCTTTTTATCAGACTCGTTTCTGTAGTATCCTGTATTTTGTTTAATAGGGATAATAACCTTAGTACCGTTTTTAGCTTTAGTACTCTCTGTGCTGATTAAGTTCATATCTAACATTTCACCATTTTTAGCAATGAAGTAATGATACTTAGTACCGTCTACATAACTAATCATTTCAAACTGTTTAGTGTATGCTAGAGGACTTTTTGCACCAATACCGAATCCGCCTGTCTGACCGTTATCGCCTGTCTTAGTACTCTCGCCAATAGAGCAAAAAATATTCTCAGCCTTTACTGGATCAATACCACTACCGTAGTCTCTAACGATAAACTCTGTATCTGTTACCTTTATATCAAAAGTATGATCTGGCTTGCCTACTTCTCTGTGGGCATCCCTAGCGTTCGATATAACCTCTTGAACTGGAGTTTGGATCTTATACTTATATAGATTAATCAATGCCCATATAGCTTTAAAGGCATGTTTCTCGTCGATCTTGAACTTAAATTTCTTGTGTCCAAAGTCTTCAGTTTTGTTATCAGTAGTCAATTTCATTTTTAGCTCCTTGCGTTAATTCCTATATATAGTTTACATTATCCATTTATTTTTTTCAACCATCTGTGTAACATTTACATATGTAAAGTTTTCAAAGTTATCGTCCCAATTTGCTACTAAATAAAACTTTTTACTTAATAGATCTCTTTTAATCCACCCGTTTTCCTCTAAAGTAATTTTATTGTTTTTAATATATGAGTTTGTGACAAGTTTTCTTGATAGAAAAAAACCAACAGCATCATAATTACCATCAACTTCAAACATACCACGTTGTGTCATTTCATCACTTAATTCATATAACCAAAACATCCCTTACCTCCTATATATAATATACTTTATTTTATGCCTAGCGTCAATAGTAGTGTGTAAAATTTACCTATCAATTTCGATAGAAATAATTTTTCCTTTAGTATCTAATATGTAAAATATTCCATCATTATCTTTTATAATCACCCCGTCGTCTATAAATTCACTAAATATACCGTCTATGTTATACTTACAAAATAAATCATGTAAGTCTTTTTTTAAATTATCAATGTCCATTATAAGCTCCTATGATCCTTCTCAGCTAACTCAGCTAATGCACCACCAACCGACTTACCGCTTTCAATTAAATCATTTACCATCTTATCACTATAAAATCTTACACCACAATGATATATTTTATCGTCCATAAACTTAAGTTCCTCTTTAAATTGTTGCCTAGCAAATTTAATTAGTAACTTCCGACTCTTCTTTATTTCCATTTTCCAACTCCTCTTGAGCTATTAATTTAGGCAATTCTGTTTTAAACTTCTTTGTAGTATAAGCTTCTAAATCCCATAAACTAATATCATTAACCTTAACACCGGACTTGCCTACTTCGATAACATTATACTCTTTTAATGTCTTTAAAGTACCTCTTACAGTCCTGATACTCATATACAAATCCTGTGCCATATCACCTTGAGATTTAATATTATCTAAAGTTTTTAAGTACTGGAGTAGTTTAAATTCATTGCCTTTTAACTTATATTCTAGTGTAACCATATTTTCTCTGTATTTTGTAGCTTCTCATTTGAGTCTATAAGCTTTTCCATTTTAGCCAATACCTCAGATACCCTTTTACTATCCTGAGCTTTCTCAGCCGATTCTAGAGCCTCTGAGAGCTTCTTTAATCCTAACTGATAACTTAACTCTTGCATTTGTTTTTGTTGATTATTCATTTTTTAATTCCTTTATTTCTTTATTAGCTTTCTCAAGTTTTTCTAATAATACCTCTCTACAATATCTAACATTTTCCTCACTGTGATATGTTCCGCACTTTTCCACTATTTAACCTTAATCACTTTACCATTAGCTTTAACTTGCAATAGTGTATCCATGTTAATTGTCCTATAACCTTTCTTTTTAACGTCATATACTGTCATTAGATGGTCATAGTCATATTTCTTTGTGCCACCTTTTAAATGCTTTTTAACACCTAATCTACATAACATTGTTCTAACCTCACCATTTCTTTTTACAAATACTGCGCTAAAGAATTGATTGCCTACCATTTTTCTAATTTCTTGTTTGTTCATTTCTTAACTCCTTTTCTATATTTAGTATCTCATGTTTTTCTTGTTGCGTCAATCTAGTGTGTAATTTTTACTTAGTTACATTCTACTTGCCTACCTTTACTTAAAACATACTTTTTCCCATCTTCTATAAACTTGTTATATATAGCAAATTCTATCTTATATTCTACTCCTAATAAAATAACACTATGTTTGAATGTTTTACTATATCCGTTTTTAACATAATTCATTTCAAATTTAATAATAAATATACTATTTCTTTTTAAATATCCATTTAAAACATATTTTTTGTTTTAGTATCATGTACTTTTTTCATTTCTTATCTCCTAATGTAATACTAATCCAACTTTGTGATTATCTTTAATAGCATTGCTATCGTTCTTACTAGTATCAATATACCCTGATTTTTCTAATTCTTCAAGGTTATTGAAAATTTTACTATGCCTGTCTACTTTTTGGTCAATCAAGCTATCTTCTCTACCACCTAATGAATATATAATAACCATGTTACTAGGTTTTAAAGCCTCGTTATCCTTAAGCAACTTAACCCTCTTAGTGTAGGCATAGAACGTCTTAGATGGCATATTTCGAGCTATTTCGAACCATTTATAAAGGTACTCTTTGTTGTAAAAATCCCCAGAATCATGTATACGCACAGCATCAAGTTTTCTCATTTTAGATAAAGTACTAACAGCAACCTCAATAAAATCTGTTTGCTTAGTTGCTTGGTATCTAAATTCATAGGCCGCTTTAACTACAGGCCACGTATATGCACCTTTATTAGCATAACAGAATGACTTACACTTATCAGCTTCGGGACAAGTCTTTAAAGCAGGGATACCAAAATTTACAGTATGATACTCAGCTTTCTTTAACTTTGAATTTCTTGTGAATAGTTTAGTCATTGTTATTTCCTTTTTTTGTTGTGCTAACAACTTTGTTAAGTTATTTCCTATTACTAGTATAGTCTATTTGATACCTTGCGTCAATAGCCTGTGTAAATTTTACAATTTAAAATGGGATATCATCTTCACAAAAAACTGGAGTATGTATCTTAATCTCCTGATTAACGGCTTTCAATTGTTTATCTATTGTAATTAAATCATCAGTAAGTTTATCATAATCAATAAAATCAGAACTTAATGTATATTTTGTTGCATTAAATAAATCTGCCCTTTTATCCTCTAGCTTTTCTTTAGATAACCTTAATAATTCTCTGTAAAAAGTTTGTTCAACGTCTATAATATTAATTTCCATTAATTTCCTCCTCATTTTCCTCTAAAAATTCCATTGCCCACTGATCGCATTTATCTGGACAACTATAATCATGACTAGCACATTCAGCTAGATATTTCAACATATCATCTTCATTTGTGTAACTTTTACATACTTCAATCATATCATTTGTACTTGGTGCATATGGATTATTCATTATACCCTTCTATTTTTCTTTGAATGTGATATTCATTTATATTCTCTACTATTTCATTTATATTTTGCTCTTTATTTAATAAACTTGCTAATAATTTTACAGCTTCTTTTACTTCTAAATTTGATGTAAATTCATCCACTCCTAAATAAAAAAATAAAAATGATACGTTAATATTTTTCATTATAAACCTACCTCCAATGATCGTTCGTAACTTATACTTAAACCTAATTCGTCTGCAATATTCTCAGCATATTCTTCTAAATCGTTTCCTTTATACTCCTCTATTAAATCATTGAACTTCATTACTAGAGTATCATCCATTGACCAATAGCCGAACTTTTCACTCTCATAACTTTCAACCTCATTTTCATATGGATTGTCTAATTTCCAATCGTCGTAATTTCCGTATTTCATTTTTAACACCTCCGTTATTTCCTGTATATAGAATATCATACTTTGAAAACTAAACAACCCACCATGTAATTTTTACCTGTTACTTTCTAACTCGCAGTAAGTTGCAAAATATCGCCAACCTAGTCTAAAATAATCGCAAACTACTTCTAAATCATTAATGTGTCGTCTAATTTGTCTTACGTTATATCTCAAATCTCTAAGCTGATTTTTTAACGCTCTAATCTTACTTAAACTACGCCTGTCGCCTCTTCTAATCTGTCTAAGTAGGGAAGTATGCACATTATCTACAACGTCTTGTAACGCTTGATTATCACCCTGTAACTCGATTTTCATTTCGTCCATTTCAGAACCTAAATCTGCTAATGCTTCGTAAAATTCGATATACATAGCGTCAACTTGTTTTTGCAAATCGTGTAAATTTTCATCACTGTCCTCGTCTGTACCTAGAATATCATTGGCAATTTTTCGTGGCACTTGACCTACACTTTCGATAAATTTGCCACCGTTATAAATACCATTACTTGATTCTCTATCAATAGTATTTTTTGAGGTAGTTAAAAAACCATCAGTTTCTCGTTTTGAATCTGTTAAACCTTTCTTAATAGTTTCATTTGAATCTGAAACTGCCTTTGATCCTGTACTTACTGCATCATTAAAACCTTTGTGTAAAGTATTCACACCGTTGACAATTCCTTTTTTTACTTCCCTATTAGCATTAGTCAACAAATCTTGTTTACCACAACTCACGAAAAGCGGAAACAAAATAAATGCCCCTACTAAACTTCTAAATTTACTCATACTTAAATTCCTCCTATTGTAAAAATCCTTTACTGTTACCGCTATGTAATTTATTCACATAGTCGTTTTCTTCTTGACTTAATTGTTCTTGTAATATTCTTGTTAATTCCTCAGTAGCTTCTTTAGCTTGAGCTTCTAACTTTTTATTATACCATATAAAACCGCCATAGGCTAGACCTAGTGTAATTATTACAGACGTTACTACTGCACCTATAAACCATAAAATCATTGTATTACTTCCTTTTTTTCAAGTCTTACCTTAAGTTTATAATGATCTCTATTGTCATATTTTCCAGTATGCTCACATGACTTTACTATGTAAGTCTTACCGTTTTTGTTTAGTGAGATTCTATCACCTTTCTTTTGTTTCTTGTCACTCCACAGTTCCATTTTATTTATCTCCTTTAATATTATGAATATCTAAAAAACACTCAACCTCTTCCCACCAATCTCCTAAACTAAATTTGTTTAGTACGGTATCTTTTTCGTCGTCGGTTAAATCTCTTCCTAAAACACTTTCAAAATCATCAAAAGTTAACCTAAAAACAGTTTTATAATCCATTTTTACCTCATTATATTAATTAATCTTACCCATGCTATGATGAACCCTATACATAATAATACCGCTAATAACTCCATATTTCAATCCTAACGCTTTCTATCTGTTTTGCGCATATATCTTATATATTTTCTAGTACGAACCTTTACAGCCTTAAATTCAGCGTTATATTTTAGTATTAGATACCCTGTAAATGCTACCATTAAAAATCCAATTGTATACGTTAAATAAATCATTTTCTTAACTCCTTTCGTTGTGTTAACAACTTCTATTTATATATTATCATATTTTTACTTTAAAACAATACTATATGTAAATTTTACTTGATTTCCTTTAAAAGGTCGAACTCTTCATAATCTTCTAAATGTTCTAACAGTTCATTATCTGACATATTTTCTAAATAGCATATTTGATTTTCTTGAAACATTTCCATTAATGTTTGAGTATCGACATCATCAGTCCTTTTTTGGGCTAATTTTTCAATAACATTTTCTCTTTTAACAATATCTAAATCACTCATCTTTTCACCTCAATAATTTTTGTTTAAAATTGACTCCTCCATGAGTCTAACACACTGTATAGGAAATTTAGGCACATAGTCCTAAATCAATAACCATATTATCATCATACTGTAATTTTTTACCGTTTAAATATACATACCAAACGAATTTTTCTTGTACTAATCTCATAGGTAGCCTTCTAAGGTCGAAATATCGGTTTATAGCCCTTTTACTTGTAACTGTTAACCAACCATTAGTATTTAATTGAATCGCTTTATAGCTCAATTCTCGCACGACTTGAGTACCTCTATAATCTACAGCTTTTAATCCCATGCCTAAATCTAATACTCTTATAACACCTTGCTTTTTTGTTGTATTTAATGTGAATCCTTTTGCGCTCATTTCTTACCTCATTTTGTGTTGCGCCATTCCGTTGACTAATTATTTCCTTAATTTATTATACTACACTTTTTAATTTATCTCAATATTTATTTTACTCTGTGTGTAATTTTTACACATAATATTCAATTTCCCTTTTTTCACTATTATACGTTGCTTTTCTTACTTTGTTCTCTAACACCCAACGGATATTACAAAGATCGTCACGCTCGCTTTCAAGCTCTTTAATACCATGATACTTTATAATCATATCGTTTAAGTCTTTAATCATTTGTTTCATTTTTTTATTTTCCATTTAATAACCTTCTTTTTTCAATGTTTTTTAATATCATTTCAACCATATGTTGTTTATGAGTTATAAAATTACTTACCTTATTAAATCTATATCCCCAATATGAATAGTTATAATAGTTATTCTTTTCAATATCTTTGATAGCATTTTTAATAAGATTTAGTGATACTCCATTAAGTTTTGTTTTTTTCATTTTTGTTAACTCCTTTTCTAATACTAGAATAACATATCGTGTCATAAACACAAATATAATAATTAGATAGCTATGATCTAAAAATTAGATAGGTAATATTTACAATCCCAAGAAAAAGCTTGACAACAACTAATTTTATTTAGTCAACTTAATTTTTCTTTAGTTGCGTATATTCCTTGTAAAAAATCCCTAAATAAATACTATTCATAGGCTTAATCGTAACAGAATCATGCTTCTAAGCTCTTTAAATGTTCTGTGTATAACCACCTTCAAAAAACTTTTAAATGAATCCTGAGCTAATCTGAACAGCCAACTATCTATGGCAGTTGCGTATATTCCTCATGAAAGTATGTAATTTTTACCGATTGTAATATTTACACTTGCTAATTTAGCTCTTGATTGAATCCTATAATTTTGATATATTATTAGAGTAGGCAACTGGACAAAGATGCGTAAAGCCTACCGCATCAACTAAACTTATTTAGTCCCCCGATTTGTGATGACTTCTGGGGACTATTTAATAAAGGAATTTTTATTTATGAAAAAATTTGAATATATAATATTTTTACTTAATGTAGGTTTAGGATTATATCTGTATCTAACTGGAGAGTATAGTCAGGCATCATGTAATTTTATTGTAGCTATTTTAATAAGACTAAGTAACCGTAATCATTGAAATAATGAAAATAAATACCTGTTACGGAAAAGATACGTACAATATATTTAACAACTATATAATAAGAGAATGAAGACCGTTAAAAAATGTCACGGCTTTGCGAAAAGAATGACGACTAGGCTCGGAACACATCAGATTAAGATAACGAGTACTTGAGAAACGATTGTTAAAAGACTCAAGCGGAACGCTTCAACCTCTAAACTAAATTGCTTTACAGCAAAAGCCAAATAGAGAAAGTGATACTATCGTATCGGCATAAACATAATCTATTTAGCATTACTTTTCGGCTAGTGTCCTTATATACTAGTAAAGTTTAGTAATGCCTTGTTTCAAACCTTTTAAATGTATTAACTTATTGAAGTAGATCGCCCCATGATCGGGGCTTTATAACTAGGTTAAATTAGACCGCTTAGAATTAAGACTTGTATTTGATGTATTAAATATTAAATAGATACTGTTTATCACCTCCTATAACTAGATGAATTAATAAATTACTTTAAATTATCACTACTTACATACGTTTCAATCATATAAACAACCTTACCAAACATACTCAGTACTGCATATAATACTCCGACTATCCACTCTATTAACATATATAACTCCCGTAATACGTTGTGTCATTTCCTAATACTAGTATACGCTAACTATCCGCATATTACCAATATAATAATTCGCTAATAAACAATGTTACTATCTAATAAATAACCTTGACTCCTCACACGTACAGAATAGCCTCTGTAAAGCCTCCGAAATTAACCTATACAATCATAAGCACTATACCCACAAACGCAGACACAGAGCATTCTGAGCTGCCATATATAGTTGGCACTATGTGTTGGCATATGGTATGCATCTGCAAGTACCGTGCCAAGTCTTATAGCCGATACAATAAATATTATTTACAGTGGAGAGTGGCACTCCGATTGCTACTGCAAGATCCATGCCAAGATAGGTGCGTATATTCTATGTAAACAAAATATATTTAGGGGGTAGGGGGGTATGTGGTTCTAAGTCAGTTGTATTGGTCAAAGTAGTGTCAGAAAACAGATATGGGTATATTTATGTTAATACACCTAATCATGTTGTTTAGCTATTGTAAAGAATCCACATATAATAATACTTATAAATGGTAATGTTCCTATTATATCTTGATTTGATAGATTAATAGCCGCCAGTATTGTCAAGGCTCCAGCTAATATCCTAGTTGTAATCCAAATATTTTTAATAACATTTTCAATCATAATACACCTAATAAATAAATGCGCTTAATAGCCCTGAAATAGCGGCTACACAGAATATAGTTAATAATAATCTCTTTGCGTCAGTATCGTCTTCGTAATGTCCTTTCATTTTCTCTCCAATAACTTCTCAATTCTATATAATGTCGGCATTATCCAAAACATATTAACTATTAACAATATACCTACAGCTATTCCCACTACTTATTCTCCTATTTTATATATACCTTGTCATCAGGACAGTAGTTACTAACCTTAATATCCATGTCATCTGGATCTATTAACTTCTGTAACTCTGCGTATTGTTTAGGGTTTACTATGATTTCTGATGGCGCAGCAAAGCCTTTGGTCAGCATATCATTTATTGCATCTTGTACGTCTGTAGCAGTCAATATACCACCAGACCCGAATCCGTCTGAGATTACTTCAACCTCAATTGTGATAGTACCATCCTCATTATCAGTGAAGTCTGGATACATCTTCCTAGCTAACCTAGTGTCGTTAACTACTTGTTTTTGCATTCTTGTATATGTTTTATTCATTTTTTTACCTTTTTATCTAGGTCTTCCTTCTTTATGTGGACAATACTTCCAAAATGAGCTAATTTTACACAGTAATATTCGTCGTTTGATTTAGAGTGGTCCCAATTCCAAGCAGAGACTATATAATCTATACCTACTAACTGATAATCGTCTTCTATTATATTATTAGAATACGGATCATTCCTGTATGTCATCATTTTTTCTATTCTTTTCATAATTTAAAGGCTCCCTCTCGAACATCCTTATGTTTCTGGTCATTCTCTTTCTCAGCCTCTAATTGCTCTTTTAAAGCCTTTTGGAAATAATCCGATATCTCACTTGCCTTAATAGCCTCGGATGTCTTAGAATGGCTGTCACGCACTAATAAGTTACCGTTCGGCAGTACTTTTACCATATAGTCGAACATTATTCTATATCCTTGCTATCTACAACGTAAGAGTCGTCGAATCCTAACCACTCTTCATTTACTGAGTCATTACTATATTCGCCTTCATTGTGTTTTTCTACAGCATCTTTTTCAGAGGAGGCTTCAATCCACACAGATTTCTCAACTCTCTCTTCCCATAATACTTTAAATTTTTTCATATTTACCTCTTCCCCCATCCGTTATAGTATGTAACTTTATATTTTTCTAGATTAACTTCTGCCATTGTGTCCCATGTTTCGAAACCTCCCATCGGAGAATATATCCATTTTCTGTAGAAATATGTTCTTATAGGCCCGCTTTCTCTCGTTTTTCTTGTAAATTCTTTTGGGCTAACTTTACATAGATACTCTAACATATTTATATCTCTTTTTATCATTATTTAACTCCTTTTATATTTTATACACTATCTTTGCACCGTTGTCAATAGCTCTTGAGATATAAACTCCCCTATATTTACAATCTGGGTGGACATATAGCTCATCAAACTGTAAACCTTCTAGTCTTCTGGAGTATGTTTCACCTCTGAATCCTATATATGTGCCTTTGTAACATAGTGTTTTCATTCCAAGGTCGAAGAATGATACGAATTCCGCATTCTTATCGTGGAATTCTCGTATTACGTGTTCTGCCATTCTATTTGTTGGGTATATTTCTATTCTACGCTTATTTTTCAACTATTTTTCCTTTTTCACGTATAACTTACCGTCTTTATTAGGCCTAGCGTCTGGATACATCTTTCTTGCCAGCCTAGTATCTGTTATTTCATCGTAGTTATTATTCATATACTTTGTAAATACTTCATTAAAAACCTCTTTAGGATTATAATTCTTACCAAAACATCTTATAGCGTCTACCTCTGTGAATATATCGGTATATATGTTAAAATAATCAGATCCTTTTAGTGGTATTCCAGAATTTTCTAGTACTTCGTCTAATCTACTAAGTGCTTCTTCTTTTACCATCTCATGTTGTCTTTTTTGATTTTCATATTCCATTTTTTGTTTCTCATACTCAGCCATTCTTTTTTGGTAAAGAACATCTAATTGTGTCTGACCAGAAAGGTTTCCCATTTGCTGTAATTGTTGCGACATAGCCAAAGCTCTAGCGTTTCCTGACCTTTCATCGATCTGTGTCCCTAATCCCTGACCTATTTTCTTATTTTTCATCCAATTCCGCCTTTAATTGCTTGATTTCTCTTTCTTTTTCCTCTAATTCCCACTTCCAAAGACTCTTTAACTTAGTAGCAAATCTAATATTGTGAACTTTATGCTCTTCACTAATTTCTGATAGGTATTCTTCTAAGTATTTGATATCATTTCTGATAAAGTCCTTAAATTCGGGCCTAGTTCCCATATAATAGTTCAACCAGTTAACCATTTGGTCTATAATCTCTTGTGATTTCTTAGCTCTTGGTGGTATTCTCATTTTTTTGGCGTTCCTATATATGTAAATCCCTTTTCTGAACCTACTATAACAGGCTCCGGTCCGTAACCAGTTATTATTCTTAAGGTTCCATCTTTATTATCAGTAAAATCCGGGAACATTTTACGAGCGAGCCTAGTATCATTTACCGTTTTGTATATAGGTATTTCTTCATCTCTAGGTACTCTTATAGTTCCCATTCCCACTACTGCTCTCCCTTAATAATATAATAGTTCTCAGTTTCCCCTAGTACCTTGCACATTTTTTCTGCTAGTCTAGTTTTAACAACGCTCTCTAGGCCAAAAGTTCCGCTATTAGATTCTATAATTATATCCTTTAAAGGCATTCTATGACCACTTGTATCTTCATATTTAATACCATCGTCAGTTTCTACAAAGCTTATAAAGTCCAAATTGTCACCATTTCCTTCTGTTCTAATTATCATTACGTTGAGATTATTACGCCTAACTATTGGATATCTATTACTTGTTGCCATTTAACACCACCAGTTTAGCTTTTATCTTCTTATCAGTTATCTCATATTTGGTGGAGGTTGTCAAGTCCTCAGCCAACTTTTTTGCTATAGACTCTTTAATAAAATCCATAAATTCTGATTCGAAAACATTAGGATTTAATACACTTTGCTGAGTCTCTACCGTAGACAAATACCTCTCTACCCATTGCTCCATAGCATCTCTTCTACGTCTCCAACCTACTGAATTATCATCAGATTCTATGTCGCAGATTAGGAATAATTCTTTTATTGCTTTCATTTTATACCTCTTAACTTCCTGAATTTACGTTGTGCGTTCGGACTACTAGCCACTAAAAAGTGGTCATCCTCTTCGTAAACGTAAAGAATATCTTTTTTAAATAATTTATATGCTAGTCTATTTGGCTTAACAATTATGAAATGGTCGTGATATAAATTAGGATCTAACATAAGGTCTGTGAAGTCCTCGTCCACTTTTTCGGCTATAAATCTTTCATACCTCCCATTCATTAGATACATCATATCTGCCCTAAAGAATAGTGCAAAATCCTCAATAACCTTTGAAAACTCTTCTTGATAGTCGTAATCGTAGCTTTCTGGGAACGCAGCGTAGCCCGGATAGTAGAAACTAGTCATTCTGATGTCTATAAGGAAGTCATTATGTTTATCTGTCACTTGCTTAATGTGATCTATATTTAAAGAAGAGCTGTTATGTTTATCCGTCACACCTTTTCCTTTGGTATAAAATATAGTTCTAAAGTCGTACTGTCTGAATATCGGACCATCTTAAATTCTCACCCCTCGTCGTCAAATGGATCAAAATCTCCCCCTAGATCACCAAACATGTCTATTATCTCGTAGGATCTATTCATAGCCGATTCTAAATAATCTGCAACAAATTCTACATGATCTTCGTCAAATGTTATTATCATGGGAATCTGAGCCACAACTACGTGACCCAGAGTCTCAACTATTTTTTTCTTCTTTTTCCTAGCCATACTCTAAGATAACAGTTAGTACAAGTACTGTCAAGGATTAAAATAGTATTTGACAAATAAAATATTATTCAGTATATTTAATAGTAATTGTAGTCTAGGACCGTGAAATAGGTTAAGACCGAAGGGAAGCGTGAGGAAAGTCGCTTACTGGATACTCGACACTCAGAAGAGTCCAGCGGAAGGCCTACACTACAAGGATACATTGGGATTAATAATCTATCGCCTTTAGACAGGAACTCAAGATAAGTCTAATGGTTTTTAACTAACTTCTTATTATATAAGGGTAGTTGAAAGCTATTCAAATATGTAACTTATTAATATTATTCAAATATAGCATTTTTCTGTACAAATATCATATAAATTTAACAACTATATATGTACATTACCGTGGAGGGATGATGGCAGACGATAGTATGAAAGACATGATGCAACGACTTAGAAAGATATCTATGTCAGAAGCTCTTGATCCAGATGCAACAGATATGATGGGTTCTAGTGATATATTAGGAAGAGAAGCTGATGATAATATAGCTAGAGAAGCTGCTGAGGCTAAGTTTGGTAAAACAATATCTAAAGCTGATTTCCAAGATAATGTAGCTAAGAATAAAGCATTAAGAGGTAAAGAGTTAATGGATAAGGCTTTATCTAGAGGTAAGACTACAAGATGGCTACCTTCTATAGAAGATGCTGGAGATACTACTAAAGAAGTAAAAAGGAATATACTAAAGAAGTTAGGATCTAAAGCTGGTGGTAGTATGTTAAAGAGAGCTGCTGGTTTAGCTATTGGTGGACCTCTTATGTTAGCATCTGAAGCGGCTGATGCTGCTGAGTCTGGTCCTGCTGAAGGAAGTATAGATAGCATTATTGAAGGTACTGAGTATACTCCAGAGCAGAAACAAAGATTGAAAGCTGGACATGATACTGGAAAAAGAATAAGAGAAGATAAGGGATACATGGACGATGTTAAATCCATGAGAGATAAGGTTAATAGTATCATAGCTAAAGATAACGAGGCAGATCAAGCTAACCTTACTGAAGATACTGCTACAGATAGAGCTATGCAGAAGATAGATCCTAGAGAGCAGATGAAAATATTAAAACAAATGAGAGACGCTAATAGGAGAAAGTAATGTCAGCAATAGATGTTAAAGCTATTAGTCCAATATTAAAAAAGGTCCAAGATGGATCGCAGACAAAAACCCAAAAAAAGGAGAGGTTCTCTAGAATTAGAGAAGCATTAAAAAGAAGAGCAAAACCGAACAACAAGAAATAATAGCATACCCATACTGGATTGCTAGATATTCTTTATAAAGGAGAGACATGAATAAGTTTATCGAAGCACTACCATTTGTGCTGTTATTAGCACTAGTACCATTTTTCTATTACAATTCCCCAAACATTGCACAGTCGATTATTATAGTAGCAGTATCTGCTTTATGTGGATATAGGTATTACTTACTTAATCAAGAGAAGCCTGATTATGCTAAGATCTTTAAAAATGAGATCATTGCTGTTGAAAGGGAGATTGTTAAACTTAACCAAAACTACGGTAAGTTAACTATCCACGATATTAACAAAAAGAAAGAAGAGAGTAAATTTCACTTCTAGGGAGTTGTTATGGAGATAGAAGATTGTGAGAAGATAATAAGAGATTTTATAAATAGAGAGGACTTCGAGAAGTGCGACCTATTCGACATACCACAGAGTTTCGTAGAAGCTAGTGAAATTCTAGGATTCGACAGGACTGATGAAATAATCAAGGAATGTTTAGATGGATGAATTAATTATAATGGAACTTGAGATGGAACTTAAAGCTTTGAGGAAAGAACTGTCTCAAGCGGAGAAAGAAAATAAAGAACTTAGAGCTGTTATCGAAGAGAACGGTCTTGAAGAAGAGATTGGTCAGACTAAAAGTATTACTCCAGAAGAGGAGATATGTATCTTAGGCATTGAACAGATATTAGATGCTGTTAAGAATAAGATAGCTGATAAGACTGATATACAGAATTACGACATACTACATAGAAACCTCAGAATGATCAAAGGCTTTAGTAACGATTCTAAAAAGAAAGTTAAGAAAGCTGACGTTAAGGATCTACTGAAGATAGTTGAAGGTAAGAAGTAATGGCTAAGAAAATGACCGAAGAAGAAGCAATTGACGCTCTTTGGAGGGAAGGTATACTTTCTTGGAAACTTAAGGGTAATCAAAAAGAAATCTATAAACATTTCAACAATACTGGTGATGATATATCTGCATGTCTGATATCCAGACAGTATGGTAAGTCGTATACTCTATGTGTTATGGCAATTGAAACCTGCTTACTAAAACCCGGAGCTATTGTAAAATATGCATGTCCTCAACAGAAAATGGTTGAGAGGGTTATAAAGCCTAGAATACGTGAGATCATAGCTAACTGTCCGGAGGATATGAAACCGGAGTGGAAGACTCAAGAGAAGGTGTGGCTATTTCCTAATGGATCTGAAATACAAGTCGCAGGTACAGATAATGGAAACTACGATAACCTCCGTGGGGGATCGGCTGATTTATGTATATGTGATGAGGCAGGATTTATGGATGAGCTAGAGACTGTAGTATATTCAGTACTTGCCCCTACTACCGATACAACTGGTGGTAAAATATATTTAGCATCCACACCAAACGACAAAGATCCGAACCATGACTTTCATGAGTTCTTTGTGAACCCTCTAGAAGCTGCTGGAAAGCTTTTAAAGTTTGACTACACTACATCGCCTATGGTTTCTGAAGAGCAGAGAGCTAGGATTGTAGCTAGGTATCCGGGTGGAGAGAAGAATGTCAAATTTAGATGCGAGTATTTGTGTGAGATTCCAAATGTATCTGAAGCCAACGTAGTCCCAGAATTTGCGGCCGTAGAAGAGTCCGTAGTTAAGGATATGGAAGTTCCAGATTATTGTGAGTTCTATACCTCTGGAGATGTTGGATTTCACGATCTAACTGTATTCTTATTCTCGTACTATGATAAGAAGCTCAATAAGCTAGTAATTACAGATGAATACGTTATTAATGGTCCAGAACTAACAACGGACAAATTACATAAAGAAATAATGGTTAAAGAAGAGATGAGGTTTGTTACGGCCCTCGGAGATAAGCAGAAGCCTTATTTAAGAGTAATGGATAATGACCTTAAGCTTATAAACGATTTATCTAGGTTTTATGGTATGAACTTCATGCCTACTGAAAAACATAATAAAGAGCAAGCTGTTGATACTGTAAGAAGATGGGTAGAATCTGAAAGGATCATAATACACCCAAGATGTAAGAATCTTATATACCATCTTAAATATACTCAATGGCACTATACTAAACAAGGAACATTTACAGGTAAATTCAAGCATTTGAAAGGAAACGACTCTGCTGGACTATTAAGATCACATGGAGATGCTTTAGATGCGCTTATATACTTAGTTAGGAACGTAAGATTAGGTACAAACCCGTTTCCAGAGAACTATGGACTAGATATTAACAAAAATACCTTCATGAGTCCTAAATTTAAGACTAAAAACGCCTCACAAGCGGCTGATTTCATTAAGAAACTGCTAAAACTTGAAAAAAAATAGCTAGAAGTGTATAAAATTTAACAACTATATATGAAGGTACTAAAAAAGGACTATTATTATGGAAGCTAAAGTATGTAGTATTTGTAAAGAAGAAAAAGGCATATTAGAGTTTCATAAACTAAAAAGTGGTAAATATGGAAGAGAGTCTAGATGTAAAGAATGTTCTAAAGCAGACAAAAAAGCATATTATCAAAAAAATAAAGAAGTTATAATAAAAAAGAATTTAGAGTATCAAAAGACTAACCCAGATATTGTTAACAGATCTAGCAAGAAATGGAGAGATAACAATAAAGAAAAACAAGCTTATTTGACCAAAGAATGGTCGAAACAAAACAGAGGAAGTATAAATAACAACTGTGCTAAAAGGAGATCTTTAAAATTAAAAGCAACTCCTGATTGGTCTGAATGTGAGAAGATAAAAAAGGTTTACATAGGTGCTAGGAAACTAGAAGAATTAACTGGTTTAAAATACCACGTAGATCATATAGTGCCACTACAAGGTAAAGATGTTTGTGGGCTCCACGTTTGGGAAAATCTACAGGTGTTAGAAGCAAGTTTAAATATTAAGAAAGGAAATAGACATGAGTAGAGAGAAATACTTCGCTGCTGAGAAAGCGGATAAATGCGTAGAAACATTGATCGGAAAGTCACAACACTGGTTTAAAGGTGTTATGGATACGGATTATATTGACAAGATCAAAAGGTCTTGGAAAGCTTATTACGGTCAATACTATGGTAAGGGTCATTTCTTATCTACAGGCGGAGAACAAGGTGAACTTGTAAACTTAGCCGTAAATCACTATAGAAATTTAGCACGACATATTCACGTTATGGTAACAAGCACACGACCTAGCTTCCAGTGTAGAGCTATCAATACAGATAGAAAATCACTACTACAAGCTGAACTCGGAAATGGACTTCTGGACTATTACATGCGTGAAATGAAGCTTGAGACAATCATAAAGAAGGCCGTAGAGTACGCCATTGTTCTGGGTTCAGGATACATTAAATTAGAGTGGAATAGTACCAAAGGCAAGATTTATGACTATGTTGACGTTGATGAAGAAGACATCCACGACTATGATGAAGACGGAGAACCTTTAGGAGAGAAGGGTGAAACACTCAAACCTTTTCCTATTTATGAAGGAGATGTAGAATTTACATTACTCTCACCATTTGACGTAGTATTTGATGTTACGAAAGAAGATTATATGAAGAACGATTGGGTTCTTTGTAGATCATTTATTAACAAGTTCGATTTAGCTGCCAAGTACCCAGAACTTGCAGAAGAACTGTTAAGCCAAGACACAAAAGATAAACAAGAAAAAAGAAGTAGGAGAGTTCTTTCGCACCCGATTGAACAAACCGAAGATATCCCAGTTTATGAATTTTTTCATAAGCGAACAGAGTCAATGCCTAATGGACGTTATGTTCTTTATGCTGACGCTGATGCTATCATGGAAGATACCGTAATGCCGTATAGAGACTTGCCAGTGCATCGAATTACTCCAAGTGAAATTATGGGAACACCATATGGCTATACAGACATGTTTGATTTGTTACCACTTCAAGATATGCTGAATAGTCTCTATTCTACGGCTGCAACAAATGTTAACGCATTTGGTGTTGTAAACATTCTAAACCCAAGAGGAAACGGAGTTTCTGTTGAACAGGTTTCAGAAGGTATGAACTTTATTGAATACGATCCGGGAATGGGTAAACCAGAACCTCTAGATTTAGTAAAGACATCTCCAGAAGTATATCAACTGATGTCACTTCTTGAGAAAACTATGGAAACACTTTCTGGTGTAAACTCTGTTGCAAGAGGTAATCCAGAACAATCATTAAGATCAGGTAACGCATTAGCATTAGTACAGTCACAAGCATTACAGTTTGTATCTGGACTTCAGCAATCTTATATTCAATTATTAGAAAGCGTTGGAACTGGACTAATTAACTTATTAAAAGACTTTGCAAATGTTCCTAGAATTGCTGCAATTTCCGGACTAAATAACTCGACCGAAATGAAAGAGTTTAAGTCAGACGATATTAAATCTATTAACAGAGTTGTTGTTGATGTTGGAAACGCATTAATGCAAACTACTGCAGGTCGTGCTCAAGTAGCAGAGAACCTTTTACAGATGGGACTTATTGATAGTCCTGAGAAATATTTAATGGTTATGAATACTGGTAATCTTGACTACTTAACTGAAGGTAAGATGGACGAGATGATGACTATTAAAGGTGAGAACGAAGCTCTAGTAAGAGATGAAGAAGTTATCGCTATATTCTCTGACCATCACTCATTACATATTAAAGAACATAGATCAGTACTTTCTGACTATATGCTAAGAAGAGATCCGGAACTAGTTCAATCGGTACTAGATCATATTCAAGAACATATTAATTTATTACAGACTACTGATCCGAATATTTTATCTATCATAGGAGAGCAACCACTAGCTCCACCTCCGCAACAGCCGGGTGGACCTCAAGGTAACGCTCCTGCTCCACAACAACCAGCAGGAACTAATATGCCTGATGGTGGACCAGCTCAGATGATGGACCCTAATTTAGGACCACAGAACTTACCACAACCAGCTCAACCTGCTGGAGTAAGCGATGGTACACTACCTCCTCAGCCAACTAATCCAGCCGAACTTATGGCTAAGAACAGTGGCGGTAGCTAATGGCTGGAAACAGGATTAGATACGTCGATCATCCGACTAAAGATAATTGCATTATTTCATTGAACCAGTATGTATCAGAACGTACTGGTGCTAAATATAAAATAGTACTTAACCTTGAAGAGATGATCTATGGTATCAGAAACGAAAGAACAAAAGAATTTGTTTTTAAAAGTAAACAATATACAAATCTAAATGTTTTAAAAAGAACAGCAAGATCTAAGTTAGAATCTTTCGGAGTAAATTTAAAAAGAGAATCTAGAGACAGGACTTTTGGTATCTGCTCTAAAGATTATACTCAAGAGAAACACGAAAAAAACTAAACTCCTACCAATAAAGGCGGAGTATTTTACTACATATAAAAACTAGTAAAGGAGACATTTATGAGTGAAGAAATCGCAGCAGTGGAATCTGTTGAAGAAGAAGTATCTACAGAAGAAAATCAATCAGAAGAAATTCAAGCATCAGAAGAATCAAGTATAGAAGCTTCTAGTGAAGAAGGTGTTCAAGCTGAAACTGAAGAAGAGTTAAAAGCTGAAGTAGAACAAGCAATTGAAGAAGGTGCTTCTGAAGAAGAAGTTAAAGAAATGCTTAGAGAGTTTACACTTAAAGTAAACGGTAAAGAGTATAAGCGTCAGATTGACCTTAATGATGAAGAAGGACTTCAGAAAGAGCTTCAAATGGCTTTAGCTGGTCGTCAGGCTATGCAACACTTAGCAGAGTCTCAGAAAGCTCATAAAGGCGATATTGAGCGTCTTAAATCAGATACAGCAGCAGTATTACAAGAGTTAGATATTGACCCTGTTACATTTGCAGCTCAAGTAATTGAGAATCATTTAGCTCAAAATGCTAAATCTCCAGAGCAAATTGAACAAGAGCAAAGAGCTTCTGAAATCCAAAAGATGAGAGAAGAGAACGAAAGACTTAAGAAAGATGCTGAAGAAAGAACAAGAAACGCTGAAATGGCTAAAGTTGAGAAAGAGATCGAAACTGATATTTTAGGTGCTCTAGAAGGTGATAAAGAACTTCCAGCTAATCCAGAAGTAATTGCTATGGTAGCAGATAATATGCTATGGGCTATGCAGAACGGATGGGAAGATGTTACAGCTAAGGATGTACTTCCGACTGTTAAACAAGAGCTTCAAAATAAGTTCAGAACTATTGCAGGATCTTTAAAGTCTACATCTGCTCTAAAAGCACTATTAGGTGACGATATTCTTAATAACTTAAGAGAAGAAAGAGTACAACAAGCTCAGAAGCAAGTTAAGACTATAAATAACATCAAACAAGGGTCTGTACCTGAATCTAAAGAAGAAAAACCGTCTAAAAAGATGAGTTTGAAAGATTTTATGGGTATGTAAGACATTGATATTATTGAAATATTGAATTTTATTGTATAAAAAACCACTAGTTGTGTGGAAAATTTAACAACTATATTAACGAGGAAGTCCCTCTAGCTTACAATAGTAGGCTTATGTCGGCTTTTTGAACCATCTTCATACCCTGAAACGGATTGAGGCTCTGTAGTAGAGAATACCAATTAAGACCAAACCTGTCAAGTGAAAAGTGTGACAAAATCATAATATTTTACACATGAACCAACAACGGTTCTCACAATTAACTATTTTTTAAGGAGTTATAAAATGGCAAACGAAGTATCAACGCTAAACGGTCTTTTTAAGGAAAGATACGCTGACAAAGTACAACAATTAGTACCTGATCATGTTAAACTTTACAACGCAGTAAAATTTGACACATCTAAGAAAGTAGGAGATAGCTACAATGAACCAGTTATCCTATCTTTAGAATCAGGATTTACTTATGGTGGAGAGGATGGATCTCTTTTTACACTTAACGACGTTAAAGAATTCAAAATGAGAAAAGCTTCAATCAAAGCTAGAGAATTAGTATTAAGATCTGCTATCTCTATCGGTGCTCTATCTCGTTCAGGTTCTGACAAGCAAGCAATCGAAAAAGCAATGGACCTTATGGTAGGTAACATGCTTAAATCAGTATACCACAGATTAGAAGTACAAATGTTCTACGGACAATCTGGAATTGGTGTAGTTAAGACTGATATTACTGGTGGTGCTCCATCTGAAGCAGTTTCAATTCAAGAAGCTGAATGGTCTGCAGGTATCTGGAATGGTACATCTAATGCAGAAGTTGAAGTATTCTCTGCAGGTTCTTTAGTAGCTTCTTACGAAGTTGAAGGTTACTCTTTAGCTGACAGATCAGTTACTCTTAAGAAAGCTGCTGGTAACTTAGGTGCTGCTGAAATTCAAGCTGACGACGTTATCTTTTTCAAAGGTGCTGCTGCTAACGCTGGTGTAAGAAATGAATTTTTAGGAATTCACGGAATCGCAACTGAAACATCAAGCCTATTTGGAATCAACAACTCTGCAGAGCCTCTTTTTCAAGGGTCTATCGTAGAAGTTGGAACTGATGCAACTACTAACGCTGCTGTTCTTTCTTTTGGTAAAATCGAAGAAGGTATCGCCGCAATGGTTGAGAAAGGTCTAATGGAAGAAGAAGTTTCTTGTTATGTTAACCCTAAGCAATGGAACTCACTATTAACTGAAATCGACGCTAAGAGACAATATGATAGCTCATATTCTCCAGCTAAACAAGAAAATGGATCAAGAGAAATCATGTTCCACGGACAAAACGGATCTATCAAAGTAATCGCTTCTACTTTCGTAAAAGAAGGTTACTCTTACTTAGCTTGTGAGAAAGATCTTAAGAGAATTGGTTCTGAAGAAGTAACATTCAAAAGACCAGATGGTGAAGAGTACTTAGAGCTTCTTGAGAACGCTCATGGTATCGAAATGAGATGTTACACTGATCAAGCATTATTTACTGCTAGACCAGCATCTCTTTGTGTTCTTATCAACATCAAAGTAGCTTAATTCTAAGCAATTAAAGTTAAATAGGGGAGGTGCAATGCCTCCCTTTTTTTTTATATTCAATAACATATTGTTATCATTGGAAAAACCAAAATAATTCCCATGATAGTCCAAAAATTTAACAACTATATATAGGGGACTTCTGTCTCTCAAGGGGTTATTAAATGTCAAGTAAAAAATTACAAGTAGGGAACGATATTTTCGACTACCCTGTCACCGGATCTTCCAATTATGGAGAAGAGGCTACTGGTTGGGCTGATGCCATAACTGAAGCTGTAAAAGAGATCAAGGGACCGGGAGATATATCTACTACTGAAACCATACTGTCAGGAACTGACAATCTGGACGGAACTTCTACAGGATTCGTATCAGGACTTCAGTTTGACACATCATTCGTACAAAGAATATCAGTTACAGGAATTATCACAAGAGAGTATACAGTGGCTTCAGGGAAGTCTAGAGAAGTTGAGTCTTTCGTCATAGAAGGGGCTTATAACGGTGTAGAATTCAATATTACAGAAGAAATGGCTGGAGATGATACAGAAGTAACATTATTTACAGTTGGAGGACAATTTAAGTTCACATCAGTAAATGTAGCAGATACACAAGAATTAAAAATCAAATTTCAAGGTAAGGCACTTATCGATGAAGATGCACTTTAGCAACTAACGAAAGTTAGAAACCGGACTTCGTGAGAGAATCGAACAAGGGGATTTAAGGGGAAACAAAATGGCAATTAAAAGCAGAAAATTTACCAAAGGAATCAGGTTAAAAGGTTCCACAGATGCAGCTACTTTAGAAGGTGAGATTAGATTAGACCCTTCTGCGCTTAAATTTAAAGCGTATGTAGATAGTGCTGAAAGATCAATCGTAACAGAAGATCAAGTACAAACAGTAACAAATAAAGATATTGACGCAGACAACAACACAATTTCAAATATAGAAACAGATAATCTTAAAGCTGGCGTTCTAATCACTGATATAAGCACTGCTACTTCAGATACTGAACTACCATCAGCATTAGCTGTTAAAACGGCTTTAGACGGTCAAAATGAAGCTTCTGAGATAGATTATGATAACTCTACTAGTGGACTTACAGCTACAGACGTACAAGCTGCTATAGACGAAGTAGAAGGAAGAGTAGATACTGCTGAGACAGGCCTTTCTGATCACTTAGCAGACGCTGTAGACGCTCACGATGCTTCTGCAATATCTAACGTACCAACTGGTAACTTAATCGCTACAGACGTACAAGGAGCTTTAGATGAGCTTCAAACGGAAATAGACGCATTACCAAGTAAAACAGAAACATTACAAAATAAAACATTAGATAGCACAAATACAATATCAGGATCAATTGAGACTCCTACTAGATCAGACGTAAAGCAAGATACAGAAGCTAACTTAGAAACATATGCTGGATCTGCTGCTGATGGTCAAATAGTATTTGCTACTGATACTCAAAAGATGTATCAAATTGTAGATAACGAACTTCAAGCTATTGGTGGAGGCGGAGCTACTTCTTTTGAAATAGAACAAGTTGCTCACGGATTTGCAGTCGGTGAAGGTGTTTACCATAACGGAACTACTTGGGTAAAAGCTCAATCTGATGATGCAGATACTCTAGCTTACTTCGCAATTGTTGAAGTAATTGATGTAGATAATTTTATTGCTGCTGACTTTGGAAGAATTGAAGTACCAGCTCATGGATATACAGTTGGAGAGTTTTACTTTCAATCAGATTCTGTTGCAGGACAAGCTACAAATGTTGAACCAAGTTCATTTTCAAATCCACTATTTTATGTAGAGGATGCAAATACATTACAAGTTAAAGTATATAGACCTGCAGTAGTTGGACAAGACGTAGTATTAGATGAATTATCTGATGTATCTGCACCATCTCCTACAGATGGTCAAGCATTAATTTACGATAACGGTAACTCTAGATGGGAAGCTAAAGATATCGCAACAAGTGCTACTGATATAACATACGACAATTCTACTTCAGGATTAACTGCTACAGATTCTCAAGCAGCAATCGACGAAGTTGAAGGAAGAGTAGATACGTTAGAAGCAGCTACAGTTGCTTTAGATGATTTATCGGATGTTTCAGTTGCCGCACCAAACGAAGGTGAGGTTTTAACTTACAACTCAGGTTCTGGGGATTGGGAATCAGCGAAAGCTCCTAGCTCTGCAATTAACTATATCGAAAACAGCGACTTTGAAGTTGATACCTCTGGATATACTGGAGATACAAACCTAGTTATTTCTAGAATTACTTCTGGACAATTAAGAGGACTAGGTTCTTTACAAATTGCTAAAGCTGCTGCTGATGCTTCAGGTGAACAAGTTTATGTTGACTTTACTGTAGACTCTGCAGACCTTGCTAAGAAACTTACGATCTCATTTGACTATGACGCTTCAGACGCTAATTACTCAGATGGAGATATGAAAGTATTAATCATTCAAGATCCTTCTGGAACTCCTGTTACAATCAGACCTAATGGTGAAGATTTACTTG